GAAGGTTTAGATTCAATTTCACTCCAGGTAGGTTTGTGACCTTCAGAAAATATAGCGTTACCATTATGTTTCAAAAGGCTACTTGCGTTTGTAGTAAAGGCGATACCATCGGTAGAGTCATTCATTGACTTGATCTCTAAAACAGATCCAGAGTGACCTCCCGTATTTGTTGTGTGTGTAATACTAGCGTTGTCACTGAAGTCTGTCGTTTGCTCTTTATCGAAACCAGTCCAGTACAAACCTCTATCTACGCTTGTGGTTGTCGCAGTACCTGTAAAGTTTATAACGCCATGGGCATCTATATTTCCGTTTTCTACTATTTTAAATAGTGTGCCTCCGCCTCCACCCAATAGTTTAAATGCCGAACCCGTTGAGTTGTTGTCGGCATCAACCTGCAAAATAAGATCTGCATTAGATTTTAGTTTACCTGGGCTTATCCCACCCATTGTAATGTCACCAGTCATGGTGCCCCCTGAGAGTTTTAGATATGTGCCATCGTGATTATGTGCACTCGGTGCGAATGTACTTGGTACATTTGTGAGGTCTGCGTAACTACCACTAAATGCGTCAGTAATTCCAAACCCACTAATAGTGGTAGGCTTGCTTGTAATATCTGTCCACGCTACGCCAGATGACCCTGTACTAACAGAGCCATCCGCCATAAGGTATTGTGATGAAGTTCCGCCAGACTTTACAAACGATGTTGCAGTTACTGAGTTGGCGAAATTAGCCGTTTGAAAAAATTGTATTGCCATAAGATTTACTTAATAAGTCTTATTCCATATTCAGGCACAAGACTCTATAATTAGTACCACTTGCAGGTGCTGATGCAAATTTGATCTCCGCTGAGGTTGTACCATCTCTGTCTACTTCAGGAAAAACATTCCTACCTGCATCATCACCAGATAATCCAACCACCTGAATCATAACATCAATGCCATTAGAAACTGTGAATCCATAGGTTACAGTGAAACTTGTCGTTGAACCATCTCCCGAAATAGTAACCGCTTTCTTTTTATTATCTAGAGTAGCCTCTAAACCTGCAGGAGTAACCGCAAGTGATGAACTTGTACCCGCTTTTGTTTCAACACTAGTTGCTAACTCAACAACACCTTTTGCAGTAGTGCTTGCGTTTGCTACATTGATTTTAACTTTATTTCCAGTTGAATCCCATACAGCATCTGTATTTGTACCATTTACAAAATCAATAGCAACCCCAGAAGTAACATCTAAAACTTTTGTTCCATCTACTTTTAAATCCCAATCTCCATAACTATCATATTCAGTTGATATCGGAATATCGTAATAGTCTGTGCCATTGTTACTGAAGGTCCATCTATCTGAACTCTCATCCCAAAGCAACTTTACATTGGTTGACGAACCTCTGTTTACCTCTAATCCTGCGTCTGCTGCGTCTGTAGGAGTACCAGTTGCATTACTGTTAAGTTGTATAACACTATCCTCTAGGTCAATTCTCTCAGTATTTGTGCTAATAAGGTCACCTGTGATTGTTAGCGAACCCGTAATACTAGCGTCTCCTGATACACTTAAATCATTGGTAACCGACAAGTTATTCCCTATAACAACATCGTTTGGCAAACCAACTTGTATACTTCCTGATCCGTGTGTGACTTCAACCTCGCTTCCAGTACCTATTACCGAAACCTCAGTCGCTGTTCCTGTATTTGGAGTAAGTGTTATCTTGGACCCACCACTTACTGTTGCGTTTTCAAGAGCATAAGTTGTGTCAGATGGCGATGTTAATTTTATCTTGTTTCCTGAATCATCATTTACTACTGTCACATTTGTGTGCTCACTGTGAGCAAACATTCCTTCTACAACATCTCTAACTGACTCATCAGTTCTTTGGGTTACAGTCTCACTTGAAGTTGTAAGGGCAGTGACGTGACCAAATGTATCAAACGTCAATCCTGTAACATACGTTCTTGAAGTAGCACTAAGATCACCAATATTTGACGTATCAGCGTGTTTGATCTTAATTACATCTGCTGCGGATCCATCAATAGTGATACCTTCAGCAGTTAGTGCTGTTATATCAAACGTATCTGTTGTGGCGATATCTGGTCCTGTTAAGGTGACGATTGCCCCACTACCGCCTGATACTACTTTGCTAGCACTGTTAATCGTGAAGTTAGCCTCTCCTAGGGCAACCCACGAAGTACCATCCCAAACCTGAAATTGGCTTGTTGTGGTATTGAAAATTATTCGCCCCGCTACGACGCCTGAAAGTTGCCCTCTTTCGGTGGTCGTAATTTTTTCTGGAACTAGTTCCTTAACTGGGGTCTGGTTGAGATCTAGTTGTTGTAAAAAATTAATTGGCATGACTTATCTTTTTTTATTAATTCAAATATACCTTTCCACTAACCTCATAGTAGAAATTTATTGCTAACTGGTTGTTGCTATTGTAAACTACGTCAGCAAAAACCTGGTTCCCCTGAGAATCAACCACCATTACTGATGGGTGCTTTCCAAGGTTATGATCTATTACCCATTGATTACTTGCCTCAGTCTGTTCAAACTCGTAGGTAGCAAACGGGTTATATGTTGGTAGGTTTTGAATACTGGTCCAATCTACAGCACCTAAGTCAGAGTAAATACTTAAAGGAGTATTTGTTAACTCAAGATTAGTGTGTGTTCTTGGAACATTGTTACGCAAGATAAGGAGAATGTCTCTCATTATCTCAGTATTTTCATTGTCAGAATCATTATCATTTAGTCTAAGAACTAAATGGTTGAAACTGGTTACAACCTGCTCGTAATCAGTTCTATATTTTCTGAATAAAGTTTTGTTTTCATCATCATACTTTTCCACTAAATTTTTCAATTGATCAAACTCATCAATCAATCCTGCTTTAGTTGGAGGTGCATAAACATTAACCTTGAATGTCTTTGTAAATATTTCTTTTACTTGCACCCAACTATATGTTGAATGCGTGTAATTGGCATTAACATTTACCGTTACGGTATACTCCGTATCATAGTATGTATCATCATTGCTGCCGTAAGCATTATCCTTTAGATCATAAGTTCTAGCACTACCTGAATTGCCTGTTGTTAGTCCATTCATAATATTGACAGTTCGTATAGTTCCATTTGCCAAAGTCATAGTAGATCCTACGCTTCCGAAAAAATCTCTACTAATTGAAGGTGAGTTGTAATTCAGGATGTTGTAACTTGGCGTGGTTTCTTTTACTTTAACTTGAGGAGTGAACTCGTCTACAATTTCTTCATGCTGCAACTTGATTTGAGCAAACTCAAAATTGTGAGACTTTGTTACGGTCACCGCCATCTGATTTCCCACTGTGAATTTATACTCAACCTTGTATGTTCCGTAAGCAGGTTGACCACTCAATGGATCGAGTGGCAAGGTAAAAGAGTAGCCTGCCAAAGGGGCAAGGTCACTTGAAGTTCCTGATATATCTGGGGTTGTTGGGAAATCCCTAATAATGCCGTCTGGTCTTGTGACCTTAACATATATTTTTACATCGGTTTGTACTGCTGAGTATGTTGAAGTATCGTCAACTTTTAGAACTGGCGTACCACGCAGATCAAAAAGAAAACTAAAATCGATATTAACTGTGCCTGTATCGTTACTAAACGTGCTCATATTTTAAGTTATAAAAAAAGCCGACCTCAGTGTAAAAACATTGGTCGGCTTTCAAAACAAACCAACAACAAATTATTTAAGCAATTTTACGATTTCTTCGTAAACTAATTCACCATTTTTGTTACTCAAAACAAAGTTGGTAAAGCCTTGCAAATAACTTGTTTTAGATGACCTCGGTACCTGTACAATAGTCTCTCCGGTTGAAACCCAAGAGAACGTGCTAGATGCCTTGTCAAATTTGATCACCTTTTTGTCTATCGCCGCCTTGCAGTTGGCCTGAATAGACTTGTTCTTATCCTTGCTTAATGTGATGAATTGTTTTGGATCTTTTTCTGCCATGATCTCTAACTCATCTCTTAGGATTGAAACATCTCTAGTTTCATCCTTATTCATAGAAGCGATAAACTCTCTTACCTCAGCAGCAGAAAGTTCAGCAGCAACATTCATTGCGTCTCTCCTTAAGGTTCTTTCCTTTCTATTATCAGCAGCATCCTTTTTAGGTTCTACTAATTTAAACATAGGAACAATACTACTATCTCTATCGGGGTTTGATTGGTTGTAATTTGACAACATAAGATATTGATATATCTCTCTATCTCCCGTCTTATCGCCTCTTAAAATTAACAACCCTTTATCTTTTTTAGTAAATTGGATTGTGTTGAATTGTGGCTTACCACCTACACCCAATGATGCAATTGATGCAATATCCAAATAATCATCATTTTCTTTATTATAAACCCTGTCAACAGTAGGTACCATATGAATTGAAGGCATAATCACCTTTCCTGGGTTTGCCTTATCTTCCTTAACATTTAAGTATTGGAATACTTTAACCTCGTTTCTCTTTAGTTGAGGAGGGTTATTTACGTTGTTATATTCTTTTGTTTTTATCATAATTGTTGTGATTTAAAAAAAAGAGGGGAGGTTAGTCCCCTCTTAAATTATTTAATATTAGAATCCTGTTACAAGAGCACAGTGTTCTTTTCCTAAAACTTCTAGACCCATAATAGCCTGGTAGTTTACGTCAAGAATTGAATCTGCACTTGTAGGTGTAGGTGCAAGACCTCCAGTTAATGTTTCTCTGAAAGAGAAGTTGTTTCCATCTCCTTCTAAGTAACGTACCTGTAGGTAATCTTGTGATCCACCGCCACCACCGGCAGTTTTAACTTGTCCAGTTGGTACAAGATAAATTTCACCAGATCCTGTAACCGTAGAACCTAGTTCATTGTGATCAAGAATTGACAATTGCTTCTTGTTCCAAGTTCTTCCATATAGGCTAAACTTATCAACACCCAAGTCAATCTCTCTTCCATCAACAGAGAATCTAGCACCTGTTAAAACAGTTCCAGATAATCCATTTAATGCATTGTCAATTGCAATGTTAGCAGAAGTGCCCAACCACATCCAATAATCCTTTGGTGCTCTCGCTTTATTCAAAGCAGCAGTCAAAGTAGATAGGGTTGCGATCACATCAGATCCATGGTCATAAGGAGATCCAGAGTTCAAAATACCACCTGACTTAAGTTCAGACTTAAGACCGTTAGTAGTTTGTACTGCGTTTCCACCAATTGCCATATCACCTACAGATGCACCCGCATAGAAGTCACCTGATCCTACGCCAAACATTAAAGCGTTAGAGATATCACCTCTAAATCTTTGTAATGCTTCGTAGGTACCTTTGTACATGAAGTAAGGCTTACCTTTATACTCAACAGTAACCTTAGACGCTTTAGCAACATCTGAGATTCTGTATTTGTTTTTAAAGATTTGCACTCTGTTTGATTGCTTTGTAAGACCATACTTGATTGAGTCTGGAGATCCAGATCCTTCTCCTTGTGCATTGGAGAAAACAACAAATACGTCTCCTGATGCATCATAGTCTGTAGCAACGCCTGCACCATCAACTGGTACAAAATCAACCTCTCCTGATCCAGAGATTGCTGTAATTAGGTACACATTTCCTGATGCACCCATCATCAAATCACCAACTCTTGAGTTTCCGACTGCGGATGTTGAGATACCTGATTGTTTACCAGTACCTGAACCTGCTTCAGAAATAGTGATTGAGTTGTCCTTATACAATGCTTCGTTTACGAATGCATGGTATACCGGTTGGCTAGTAGGCTTTAATTTGCCCAATGCCTGCATAACGTCAAGGAATCCTTCCTCTTCGTTTTGTACGTCTAAGACGCTTGACAAGATCTCTCTCCCCTGCACAAATGAGTGCTGTAGGAATGATAGAGAACTTATATAACTAGAATTTTCCATAATAACTTTTAATTTTTAAATTTTTAACGAATAATTTTAACATCTGAGTCACCTCTACTCAGTGCACCAATCAATCCTTCTAGAGGACTGTTAGGTGTTTTATAATCCTCACTACTCCTAGTAGGCTTGGCCGGATTCTTTAAATCAGAAACCACCTTTTCTTGACCTAACTCTTGGCCGTGAGAAATAAGAGATGAGTCGTAAACTTCAGGATCCGCTGCAAATGCCAACACTCTGTACCACTTGTCAAAGTCGACTTGACCATTTTCATCTTTGAATAAAGAAAAGAACTTGTTATTATCAAGCGTCATCGCCTGCAAATCCTCTGGATTCTCTACCTCATATGAAAACTTCTCTTCACCATAACTAACTAAAATACGCTTGTTCTCAAGCACATCTTTAGTGTAGTCACTTTGTGAAACAGTCTGTGTCCACTGAGTCATTGCTTCCTCCTGGCTCACAGTATCTTCCTGCTTAGTTTCCGCCACTTCAGGTTGGGTGAATTTCGTCTGTTCGTCAACATACTTTTCTCTCAGTTTGGCTGCATCTGCTTTCAGAAGTTCCTTACCGAGTTCCACCTCTTCCTCATCATACTTGTCTACGTCTAAAGAGTATTTGCTAACTACGTCTCTATTATACAAACGCTCAATGGCTTTTGCAGATAGTGAGGGATTTGCCTGTTCTAGTTCACGTCTCATGATTTTTTCGTCAGACATTTCCTCATAGTTAACTGATGTTGCCTCTAAATACGGAGTCAAGTTTCCAGTTTTATTGTAATACTCGACTGCATCTTTGATGTAGTCATCTTTAAATTGAGCACCTGATGAATCTCTCATTCTTTTGTACTCGTCAAAAAAGTCTTCGAGTTTATCAACTTTCCCACCGGTAAGATCTTTTGCAATTCCATCTAATTGCTCAAACAACTTAACAGTTTCTGGATTGTTTTCTAAACTCTCTTCGGAATCTTCCTGTTCAGAAGTTTCCTGCTCTTCATTAGGTTCAGTAGATCCATCTACTTTTTCTTCTGAAGTTTCTTCACCTGAAGTTTCGGCAACTGGAGCCTCCTCTTCAGTGTTTTCAATTTCTTTATTTTCTGCGACATTCTCTGTCTTTTCTTCCTCTTTGGGAGCCTCAACTGATTGAGCCTCACCATTTTCATCAATTACCTTGACTTCAGATAAATCAAATTCTTCCATATGTTTTAATTTGTTGTGTTTATTTTAAAATTATTAATTAGGCATTCCGCCAGGAGCCGGCCCTTCTTCCATTTGAGCCATTTTTACCCCCTCCGTGAATGCTTCTTTAGTTGGCAGGTTGTCCATTAAATTTCTTTCAACAGCACTACCTTCTTTAATACCTGCTAGTTGCATTTCAAACTCATACTTTTCTCTTTGTAACTTGGATTGCAATTCTGATTTGAGTTTCTCCATTTCCATTTTTATTTGCATCTCCATCTGTATGGTTTGTTGCTTTGACTGTTCGGCAGACTGAGCGGCCTGTTGCTGTATCTGTCCATTCTGCTGCTGTTGCCTTTGAGCCTTCGCTTCCGCTTCTTCTCTTTTTTTCTTGATCCTATATGCTAGAACCTGTTGTGCTTGTTTTAGATTAGTTATTTGTTCTATAAAGACCGCATCCTCGAAGTCAACCTGACCCTGTGCTACAGAGGCTTGAAGAATCTGCATCAGTCTTGCCTTTTGTTCTTCAGTGGGCCTATCTTCAATTTTGACACCAAACTCATGTTTTGAAACTGATGGTGTCATTTTAAAGAACTCCATTGTATTTTTACCCAGAGACCTTATATATCCTTCGATTGGATTTTTCTTTACAGAGTCTTGCAGCCTAACAATAACCGCTGATGCAAGTCTTTCTAATAACCTTCTTTCACCCTGCTCTATGTGTGCTAAAGCGTTATTGGTTGCCTGAGCCGCCAGTTTAGCGGTAGTTGTCAACGATCTTGCATCTGGGGTAGACCCATCTGTAAATTCATTAAGACCAGTTATTTGCCTGATCATTTCAATGTTATTTTGAATAACCTGATAATAAGTCATGGCATCTCGCCCCAACCCGTTTTCAAGTTCCTCAATAGGTTTGTAGTTTGTTTGCTTTCCTGTGATATCAGACTTTCTATAGACAAGTGTACCTGTTTTATTGAACAGATCAATTACGTCCATAGGCTTCATTTGTTGACCGCCTGCACCAAGAGGGATATCCTCAAGGGCACCTAACTCAATCATAATACCTTTTGGTCTTGCCTGGTTGATTGTGTTTTGTAGTCTATACCAAGAAATCTGGATTTGATCTGCAATAGGAATTAGTTGTTCCATTATCCCCAGTGGCTTCATGTTATGAAAGTCAGGAGCAAACAAGTGATATGAAAGATCCGTGTCCATCAGATTTGATTGAACACGCTTCATGTCATTACATAAACCAAAATCAAAACAATACTCTGAATCTACAACCCAAGAAGTCTTGTAAACAGTTTTGTATGAGGACCTGACGAACTTTTTCTTTCTTTTATTATAACTATTATATCCGGCTCGGCCGAACCTTTTGTTTCCTCTCTTGTCAACTCTCGATTCGTGAACCATTTGATCTACAGAAAAGAACTCAAGGTCTAATACCATGATTTTTCTGTCATCATAATGTTTGTAAAATTTTTTATTCGAGGGGAACATTTTAGTATCTCCCTGTCTTCCTGAGTATCTGTCAGCAATATCCTGATATTCCTTTTCACTAAACTGATCACCTGCTCTTTGCTTTAGATCCGCAATAGTCATTTCTGTAATCTCTCCAACATGTATTTTATCAGAAAAGTCTCTTTTATTACAGTGTGATACTATAAGTTTTGCGGGATTTACAACCCTAACTTTTACCGCACCATTGCTGTCAATATATTCTTTATACCCTGCAACCCCATAATCAAACAGGTATTCATTGACTTGTTTTCTTTTTTCATCCATATCGTTTGTATGAAAAACTAAATCAATGCCCTGCTCCATTTCTATTGCTGCATTATGCTTATATGTATAAGACATATGCATCTCTAGTTCCTCGTCATTATCTGGCTCTCCAGGCTTTTGTTTCAGTCCACTAAACTCCTCTATGCCAGGCATTTGTTTAGCCATTGAATTTCTTAGATCCATTTTAGCCTTCTGTTCTTTGTAATAACTTTCGACCTCTGACTGAGCCATGCTATCAATAGGACTAGCGGTGATGTTGTATTCTGATTTACTTAACTTGCCAAGGGCAATTCTTCTGAATTTTGGAACAATGGGCAGTACAGACCAATCAATTGCAAACCAACTTTCGTTGTCTGCGTCATCAACATTTAATAATTGCTTATACTTATTGATTGATTGATTACCCTGTGAGTAGTCTTTGATTTTTGGGTAAGACCCCCTGTTGTTGTGAAATGATTGAGTGCCATGATTTGTATAATCAGACCATGCCGCTTTTGCATATGACAAACACCAATCTTTCCCCTTTTCTTTAGGGTCAACATTATGGTTTGGATAGTTTGCTTTACCGTTATGTTTTATCATCCTACCTTAAACTTTTTAAACATTTTTTTAGCCTCAACAAGATTTCCCTTTCTTTGGTAATTTCTTAAGAGTATATTTTTGTCTGCTATAAGTGTATATCCTGCAGCCATTGCGGCATCAAATTTTGTTGTTTTGCTTATATCAAACTCTAACCAGTCTTTTAACAGTCCTGGAAAACAAACTTTTTCAATATTAGTTTCTATATAATCTTCAGTTACTTCTGCAATTTGCTGATGTGTTTTTACCGATCCGCTCATCCCAGGTTTTGTACTACCAGGTAAATACATTAAGAAAGAGGAATATCCTCTATCCTCAAAATAATTTTTAATCCCTATCTTGTTATCCTCGAAAAGAAGTTCACAAGAATAGTAGTGACAACACTTCAAAACATCTTCGTAAAATTGTCTTGCGGTGCTTGGTCGGTAAATATATTCAACTATAAAAGAACTGTCATAAAAATTTGATATCGAATTGTGTTTCTTGTATACATAGAAGGCTCCGTTGGACCTTCTTTGGTCGACAGTAGAATCATGATCATAAGGGTCACACCCCATAACGAAATCTCCTTTTTTAGTTGGGAAAAAATTCTTCCCTCTTTTTATCACATTGTTTGCGTCCTTATGATCATCAAACAAATATGACACCTTAAATCTACCATTACTCATTGGCTTAAACTCAACGTAGCCAGTCTCTCTGTCGCCAACCCATTCAAAGTTTCCCACCGTATATAAGTTATCGTTCCAAGATATTCTGTCTATTTGGTCGTTTAATTTCATTGCATTGAATAGTGAACGCTCACCGTCTATTCTGAATGCCTCCTCAACAGTGAAGGGATTTCTTCTAATGATACTCGAAAGAGCACGATCATCATTGACAAGATTTGCACGCTCAGCCAAATAATACTCCTTAGCACGCCCTTCGTCTGCGTGACCATACTTATCAAAGTATAGGGTTTTGTATGAGGGAGTAAAGAATCGAAATAGTCCACTGGCAGTTCTACCATGAGCGTTCCTATCTTCTTGGTTGCTAGAGTCCCAAAGCCTTTTAAAAGACTCACCACCTGATTCCATTTCCTCGACAGTGGTTGTATAAAGTAATTTTCCGATGTATTCACCATCCAACTCTGAACAGAACCTGACAACATTGTGCCTTTCCCAAACATCAACCTCCATAGTTTTACCAACCTCATCACCAAGGTACCTATGTAGTTTTGTACCGTCATATGCATACTTATCTGAACTCTTCCAATCTATCTGACTTTCAAGTTCTGGTTTTCCCAAATCCTCCAAGGACCTTCTCCCACGCTTAGTTGTTCTGTAAAACCTCAACTCTGAAGTTGGGGTGACACCCTTTGACTGATCATACACAGGTCTAAAGAAGTCTGGTAGTTTTTTAAATGGGCCAACTATTGATTTTGCAAAAACATTATTTTTCGCATCACTAGCGGTCTTAGACTGTATTCCTCCGTTTTTGTTTTTAGATCTAGATACTAAGTCGAACATAAAAACACCCGCCCTAACCGTCTTACCCTGTCTACGTTTTGTTAACTCTATCATTCCCAGACAGTCAGGATTTTCTATACAAGACTGTAAAAAATAAAAATACTCTTGATCAACCTTTCTAAAATTTGGGTATCCAATATCTATTTTCCACCAGTTTAAAAACAAATAATGTAAGCCAGTTATATATTCAGGGGTGCCATTATTCATAAACCACACTCCATTTAGTCTCCTGTCCCATTCTTGAGATCTAAAGTTTTCTAACTCAACATCGAAGTAATCTTTGTCTTCAGCCTGTTTAGATAACTCTTCATTTCTTTTGTAGTCATAATTATCAGGCAATTCAGTTCTTATCCAGACCTGGTCGGATTTTTTAGATGAACTTGTTATGTACGGTCTTTTCTCAAGTTCGCCACTAATTACGTTAAATACCTTTCCCTTTGGGGGAATAGTAAATTCAACTCCCTGAATGTTAACTATCATAAATTTGCAATAAATTCTGGTGTCAATCTTTTGTCTGCTTTTATTACCTTAAGCAACTCCTGATCCTCACCGTACAGTTTCATATAGTACGAATCCAACCTATCATTAATAGTATTGAGGTCATCCATAATTTTAGATTTAATTTGCAAGGCTTGAAGTATATCCTTATCCCGCTCACCCTCCACCGGACTCAATAGTTTGGTTTGATACTCAAAGAATGTTTGTTCGTTTGAAACTATCATAGACCATATTCTGTTGTTTTGCTTTCTTAAAAACTCATCCACCATCTGAACTAATTTTTCTGATACAAAGAAAAATAGGTCATGTAAAAACGTACCATCCTTGGTTAAACTATATCCAGACAAAATAGCGGCTTGCTCTTTTCTAATTTTTAGATCTGGAAATTGCTCTTTAAGTGGAGTGTTTTGGTCATACATGTAAAGAACATAAGCAATCATTTGATCATCAGCGAGTTCAAACGACTTAAACATTTTTATTTTTGGGAATGCTTTCTTCAATGTGCTCTTTACCTTGAATGGGTTAAAGATCATTTTATCAAAGTCTTCCTTATTGAAGATCTCACTCAAGGACATACTGTTGGTTTTCGGTAAAAATAAAATTTAAAATCTGTACACATGTAAAAATTTAACTTTCAGTTTTGATACATCATTTTGGGTATAAAATTTTTACAGCGTAACAGAGGCCAAAGATTATATTTACGCTTAATTTATGGGTTATGGCTCTCTATCAGGGTAAGCAAGTTACGCTTAACAAGATTATGAAATCAGAACGTCCTGCTAAAAAAAGCAAGGTGTATGTGAAAAAACCTAACGGCAAGGTTACGGTTGTTCACTTTGGAGATCCAAACATGAGAATTAAAAAGAATATACCCTCTAGAAGAAAGTCTTTTAGAGCAAGACATAATTGTGACAATCCAGGCCCTCGTTGGAAGGCGAGATATTGGGCTTGCAAAACATGGTAAAATATGGCAACTGAAATTTCAGAATCAACAAAAGTACAATTAGATCTCAAAACTGTAGGTTTAATTATTTTCTTCTCAATTAGCATGGCGGGAACATATTTCCGATTGTCTGCTCAAATTGACCAAGCAATGCTTGAGCCCGCACCAGAGGTTTCTAAAATTGAGTTTTCCTATAAAGACAAATTGACAAGATCGGTAGTTGAGGGTGTCCAAGCGGATGTAAACACCATCAAAGAGGATATAACAGAAATAAAGGAGAGCCTTGCAAAGATGGAGGAGAGACTATATGACTTAAGTAGATAACCATGAAATCAATAATCACAATAATATTCCTGTTACTTGCTTCGGTTGCATACGGACAAGAATTTAAGGAAGACATTAGTGTGGTTCAATTCTCTGCAAGTTTTGTAAAGGACTCAGAAATAGACTTAAAAAAACTAAAAGATTGTAGTACATACACTTTCTATATAGAAAAAAATAAGGTTTACTTTATCAGAGAGAAGATAGAATACCTGCCTACAGTTCTTGTTTACCAAAACGGTAAAGAGATTATGAGAGTTGAAACTGGTATATCAATGGCATTCCCAGAAGGAACTGGTAAAAAAATAAGAAAGAAAGTAGAAGAATTAATCGGAAATAAGTTTTGATGAAAAAATTACTATTATTATTAGTTCTGTTTAGCACATCGGTTGACGCTCAGATATTAAGAGATGTTTTTAAATATTCTACAGTATTTGGTTCGTATACAGAAACCAGTCCTCTTTTTACTACGCCTATGTATTTTGTTACACAGGACGGTGAGGTAAGAGATGTGACGGCAGAAAGATCAAATGACTATGTTGTTTCATATGGTATAAGAAAAATTGCTCGTATGGATTATGAAAACAGAACTAATAGGTTTTATGATGGTAGTGAGCAAAACTCATCCTTATCCAGTAACATAGGGAACATCAAAGGTTTGGAATATTTATTTCAATATAGTAAAGGAAGACAACAGGGTAGGGACTTTAAAAGCGAAAGATATTTAATAAGGTACATTGCCAAGTATTGGATAGGCAGAGTTGAAATGCAAAACAACGGGCTAATATCTCTTAATTATAAAACAGCAGATTTAAGACTAAGATTACCTATTGGAAAAAAGTTTAGTTTATCTGCCGGAGTTGCGGTTAGAACTCATAAGCCATACGGATATAATCCTATTGATGAATATTTAAACTCAATGTTGGTTGATGATGACGGTAATGAGTATCCTGCAAACTGGTGGGACCTAGCATATAATTATGGATTTCAAGATGTGGGCTACGGTATTGACGCAGACTTTGACGGGCAAATTGATCAATCAGATTGGTATTGGGTAGACGAAGACGGTGAAAGAGTTGCAGATACAGATTTAGATTTTCGTAGAAATGATTATACTAAAATTGTTAATGACTATAATAAAACAATGCTAGATGCTATTGGAATTTTAGGAACCTTATCTGCTGTAGTCGGTGTAGATTATTATCACTACAGAGATAACTTATGGGTTCATAGTTGGGGAAACTTATTTCCTAAACACAAACATATACATGGAGATGAAGAATTTAGTTATGAAACCTTTATCGGAAGTGATGACTGGGTTGATTATAATTACGGGATTATTTTTGGATGGAACATCAATAAGAGAATAGGTATATTCACCGAGTATGAAAAAACTAAGTTCTGGGACAAAGACTTGGTTTATATAAAAGCAGGTTTGAATTTAAAATTATAGTATCATGGCGTACGGAAAAATTAAAAAAAAGAAAAGATGTAAAACATGCGGTAAGATGAAATCCTCTTGCAGCAGTTGTAAAAAATATTAATAATGGGTAAAGGAAAAGCATTGAGAGTGGCTAAAAGGTTGATCCGAAAAAAGTATCGTCCTATAAAAAAAATGGTTCGCAAGGCTGAAAGAAAGAGACGCTCTGAGAAGATAGCAGCAAATTATGCAGCAAACAAAGAAAAGTATGGTGATTCAATGCCTGGACCTACTCCGATTCAAAGCACTGTTAACTATAACGCTATTAGTGATTCATTAAATTTATAATTATGTCTGAAAAAACAAAACCCATTAATAAGAAAAAGGCTCTTGAGGAAAAGAAGGCTGCTGATCGTAATGCAAAACTTGCTAGAACTTTAGAAAGACTTAGGGAAATGGAAGAGATGACAAAAGCACAAGAAAGTAGTGCTGATTCTAAAAGAGAGCAGAAAGCACTCACCGACTCTGGGATAGACACGGACTCCGAATTTAATCTTGCAAGGGCTTCCTCTACCGCCATCAGAAGAGAACGTATTGACGAAAAAAAGCAACAAATAGAAAAAGAAAAGAAAGAAAGGGCTGCTCTACAAAAAGAGGGTGACGATTATGTCTCTCGCAAAAACCAAGAAAAAGAACAACAGCAAAAAGAAGAAGAAGATATGAACTGGACCTATGTGGGTGGAGATAAAGACTCCGCAAATCAAAGGTTTAGAACTATCGACAAAACAAGCATGGAAGAGGTTGAGGACACCAAGGTTATTGAAAAAAAATTTAATGATGGTGTATCAACCGGAAAAACAGACAAAGAGGTCTATGAATCCGATCCTGGATTAAAAGATAAATACCCGACCATTGGAGAATTTAGAGAAGCGGCTGAAGCATTTAGAGCAAGTCAAAACACCACAGAAACCGTTACTTCCAAAAAGTTAGTTCCTGTAACCAAACAGGAAACTATTACTCAGGACAGAGAGGATTTTGAGAAAACAAACCACTGGAGTAGTAAATTCAATCCGGCCAGTATATCAAGAATGTCTAGGAAATTAAAAGAAAGAGGTGCTGACGTAAGCCCTGATGAACTTGAGAAAGTGTTTAAAAATATGAGTTCGGAAAAGGATGCTATAAAGTGGGCAAGAGAGAACGGATATGATTTTCTTGTTGGAAGAGGTTCTGCCTCAGGATCAACTACAACAAGAGGTAAAACAGACTGGAGTTAATGAAAGATCTAGAAAAAGAAATTCAGGAGTTAGAAATCATGAAAACCAAGACAGATGATTTTGGTTTACAAATGGAGATTGCTGATAAGATACATAACATCAAAATGAAGATCAATGGCGTAAAGCCAACCGATTCTCATATTGATTGTATTGGATGTGGATCATAAATTTTAATTATGGCAAAAAAAATTAAAAAACCAAAACCCACACAACCTGATCTATGGAGCAGAGCAATTTCTGCTGCCAAAAAAAAGTTTAAGGTTTACCCAAGTGCGTATGCAAATGCTTGGGCAAGTAAGTGGTATAAATCAAAAGGTGGATCATGGCGATAAAAAAAATAAAAAAATTAGATATGGATGGTTTGTCGAAAAAAGAACAAGCCACTATGAAGAAACACTCTAGTCATCACTCTATGGAACATATGAAATACATGATTGGGGTAATGAGAAATGGTAAGTCTTTTAGTGAGGCTCACGAAATAGCAATGAAAAAAATAGGAAAGTAATGAGTATGGAGCCTAAAAAAATTAAAAAGAATAAGCCAGGCCCTAAAGTTGTGTCCACTAACGCAGTTGTGTCCAATGTGGCTGCACTAAACCTTAAAAATAAAAACGAAAAAAGCAAAAGCAGGTTCAAGCAAAAAACCTTCAGCACAGATGACAATTCAGCCGGAAAACTAAAATTGAAGAACAAGAGTGGTGTTGGCTTGACAGGTGACAGAGAGGTTAGTAAACAGGTTTATAAAGGTGTTGTTAAGAACGATGATGGAACTTTCATGTTATTGAGAAACAGAACCGTCAACGGAAGAAACAAAAGCAAAGAAAAAAATATTTCTGAAAAGAGATATAAGAGGATTAAAAAGAGAATGTCTCGTAGGGGAGACAATCAAATAAAAAAATATTATAAGTAATGTTTAAAGATAAAGAACTTAGGGGCTATATAGGAGCAGCAACAGTATTTGCAATGGTAATGGGGTTGTTATTATTTCTGGCATTTAAAGAAATTCCTGATACAAATAACGACATATTTAAAGTTATTGTCGGTATGCTTGTTGGGTCTTTATCTGTAGTTATATACACATTCATTGGTAAGAACCCTGAAGAGGTGGAGGCCCTGAAGGCAAAGAACGAGGCTCTAGAAGATAAAGTGTCCGCTATGGTTGTAGAAAAAGATAAGTTGGAGGCGTTATTGAGATCCCTTCAAAATGAAGTTATAGAAAAACTATCTATAACTGGTGAAAAGTTTCAATTTAAAAATTCAAAGAAATAAGTTATGCCAGGTTATTCAAGTATTAAAAAAGTTAAAAAGGGTGAACTAAGACCAATCTCTGATTTTGGTATTACACCAGAAAGCACAAGGCTTGGAGGTACCTTGGGCAATGGACTCATCGGTGGAGGTGGTGCTTTTAAGAAAGGTGTTAAATTTGGGTTGAAAGCCATCAAGTTGATTAGAAAAAAACTCAAGGAAAATAAAAAATAATGGCATACGAGGGTGGTCTCAGAAAATGGTTCAAAGAGAACTGGATCAATACATCAACAGGCGAGGCTTGTGGTGAGGGAGGTTCTGTAGGATCAACCGGTAAATATTGTAGGCCAACTAATAGGGTAGACTCAACAACTCCAGTAACAGTTCGTGAGATATCTAAAAGCAAACTTGCCAAGAAAAAGGCTGAAAAGAAAAAGAAAAGTAATAGTGGCCCAACCCCCACTAAAGTTAAACCATTAAAAAAAGTATAGTATGTCATATGATAATAATTCCCAATTTGTATTAAGTGATCAAAACGCAGTGGATGTGTTAGCGATTAGAAAGTTAGAATTATTGCTTGATGTACTAGCAGCATTAGAAAATGCAAACTCACCAGATCTTTATGGTGTTAAAATGGCCGTTGTAGACAAAATCTCTAAAGCAGTAGAGAACTTATAACATCTGGTCCCAATGTATTTGAAGAATTTTTATCGCAGGGTGATATGGACAATCTATCTTCATTTGTAAGATATATTCACCTAGAAGTTGTTTAGGCAGTTCAATTGCCTCTAAGGGATTTGATTGTATCATTGACTCGTTCATAGTGCATTTTTTTAAGCATTCTCTTGAACTTCTTTTTGTCACCAAACATCGTGTGACACTCTCTACATAGTGCCATTAAGTTTTCTGGATCGTCCTTTGAGTTAGATCCACCCATCCCTCTTGGATCAATATGGTGTATATCTACGGCTGTAGTGTCACAAACCTCACACCCTATCCAATCTCCGGGTTGATATAAAAAGTGCTCGTGATATAATTTAACATGTTTTTTCATAACATTATATAAATTAAGTATCCGATAGTTACATTAAGGTTGACTGCAACAATATTCCATTGCTTTGCAACAAAGACTTGTGGTAAAGAAAGAATGCCACCAATAACATATGTAACCGCACCAACATCATCATGCTTCAAGAGATAGGGGGACATCATTATAAAGGCGGTCCCCATGTACCCCAGTCGATTTGCAATTCTCTCTACGGGGGTTAGTTTTCTTTCTTTTACTAAATACCTAAGTAGTCTAAGGTACCAACGAAACTCACACTTCTTACAGGTTTTTATTTCACGACCCCTAAACCTATCCGCCCTCTTTTCTTTACCGCATACATTACAGGTCTTCTTTGGTATTACAGAGCGAAATCCGTCATGTTCATTTAGGCTACTCATTTTAAAAATTTTTTATTTGGGGGTAGTTTGATTGGGGGTGTCATATCTAAACTGACGTTTATCTACCTTAAACTCGTAGTATTTATTACGATCATTAATGGTGACGACTTTCCACTTCTTTATATCACTCTTCTTAAAGTTCAAAAGAATGTACCTATGGTCTGAAAGAAACAATACAAACAATACATAGTCAACCTCTAACTTATCTATGGTAAACATATTTACCTTCAAAGATCTCTCACAACCTTTGACATCTATCCTTTTATCTTTAACTATTAAGTCAGGATCATTTATTCCTTTTTCTTTTACAAATGCTGAAGTTGTATAATTCACGCCCTTTAAATCAAAATGATGCCTAACCAATAACTCGGCTAAGATCCCTTTAAAGTCTGTGTAGAACTCGTTATCTACCGGCTCATCAAATAGTATTGGGTGCTTGTATTGATAACTTCTGGACTTCCAATAAAGTTTTTTGTAGTGATCTCTGTTGGCCATCACTCGTGTATCGACATAAAGTCGGGCGTGTTCAAAAATACATTCTGGTATGTTATAGGGTCCCTCCATTTATTACCTTTCCAAACAAATCATCCTGCTTCATCACATAATATTCATTCCCCTCGATTTTGTTAAGAAAGGCGTTTCTCTCATGAAACCTAACCTTATCTCCACTAACTAAACCTAGTTCTTCTTTGTCCTTAAGAGGTGTACTCAAATACCTCACATATCCTTCCTCCTCACTCTTTGTTGGTACACCCACATAAATTGAACCCACCTTATCCTCTATGATATCGGGCTCTATAAGGACATGATTTGCTACAGCAGTAATTTCTCCTGATCTTACATAGCAAAAACATTCTTCTAAATCGACAAGGTAGACGTTCCTTTCGTCCGTTACAAGGTTATCCTCCTGAACTGTCAGATAATTAAAATAGGCTAGGTCGCCTACTTGCAATTCCTGCTTGATCAACTCACCCCTTGTATTTTTACACCACTCTCCTCTAGGCAAAGCCACGACCTCTCCACATATCGTTACGTGATGCTCTGGATTCCAGGAAACGTCCATAAATAGTTTCTCCCCATTGGAGAACTCTACCTCGTCATTATATTTTTTCTCAATCTTGACCGCTAGTCTTTGACCAATCATTTCCATAGGTGCAAGTTAGAAATAATGAACGACTGTTCAGAGTAGTTTGTTAAGCAAGTTCTTAACAGAGTTTTTAACTGCTAGCCATTATGGCTATCACGGCTAGACAAATTGGCTACCCACTATACTAGTATTATATATAATATACTAGTGTTTATTTATTATACAAGTATTTTATTAAAAAGTATATTACATAGTTCAGACACCCCGAATTGATTTTAAGAGGATCTAAGGTTATGTAAAAATTAAACCGGCATCATTGTATTAGAAATCAAATAAAGTTTCTTAGATTTGCTCAGAACGTCATTGTTGATGTGTCAATGGGCTTACACCTAATACATGGGTACCAACACACAAGAGTGGAATCAGAAAAGTGGAACTGGGTACCCTGTAGAAATGAGTTTGGCATTGGGAAGTAGTCCAAACGGGACTCGGACAAACCCACCCCTAACACCTGACTATCAGCGTTTTACGTTCCACCCATACACCTTTTTACATGGTGTGTGCATTTTTCCTACAGTTTTCTGCAAGAGGGAAACCATTCGGAAAGGTCAAAAGAAAAAATCGCATGCGTTTATGTTAACGATGCAACGCCTGGACAAAATTGATAACTAACTTTTAAAACAAAATAAAAGAGATGGATTACAAAGATTATTACTACCGCCAAGGACGGACCAAAGGACAGGTCGAGAACAGTTACAAAACAATTGAATGGTCATTTAAATTGCTTGCCATTTGTATTGTGTTAACCCTTCTATTTGCCTGATGGTTGTAGCCAAGAAACTGGTTGAGTTATTCAGCCATAAACATTCTATCAATAAATACCTTCGAAGTATCGATGGTGAACTATCGTCCAGAGCGGTCATGGTCTTCTTAGCGTGTGCCATTAAAGAGTCGGAGAATAAGAGTGACTTCACCTTCTACACAATGCCTGATGTAATTGATATCTGTGAGAAGATGGACTGGTTACCTAATCGATCAAATCAAACACCTATCTACAGGGAACATAAGTTACTACTTCAATTAGGTTTCGTTGACAGGTTAACCAAGAAGAAACAATTTAAGGGTCAACAGTTTTGTATTTCTGTCTATGGCCGTATACAGTTAAGACGCATATATAATTACCTTATACGGGACTTGTATACTTGCCTATAGTAATTTGATAAGGTCGCCCCAAAATCGCCTTCGTAGTTTAACGGATAAAACCCTGGTCTTCTAAACCAGTGATGAAGGTTCGATTCCTTCCGAAGGTACAAGTTTCGATATCCCGCCAACTATAGTAAACGGGAGTTGAACACCCCCTAATTTGTACGTTTGTTCATTACCCCCCAAAAAAAAATTTCATGTATTTTAGATCTGTTGAGACGATTTATTTTAGTTAGCCGTGTCGGACGTATTGATTTTTTGTTTTATATTTGTACCATCGTTCAAAACAAATATTAATTTAAACTAGAAAATCATGAGAAAATTAGAGACTTTTTTACAAGCGATTGAGATCATATCAAAAAATCACTCAACAAAAATCATCATCAACAAGCCAAAAGATAACTTCGTGGGAGGGCTTGGATCATCGGAATTTAAGATTGGAATAATAGATTGCTGTGCTAGTGTCATCAATAACTTGACCCGGGCAGGTTTTAGTCTATCAATGACTGACGGGATTACGGAGGTTACCAAGTTAACAGAAATTACGACAACTACAAGATCACAAATTGACAGTGCAAACACAGATGCTGACTTTGAAAGGGAGCAAAGATCACAATTGGGCATGAGATAAGGGAGACTAAAGACATTCTGACGAGACCTTAATGGTCGAAACGCTCTTCGGAGCGTCAATGTCAAATAATAATTTAAACTGAAAATCATGACAACTACAAAACCACAACCAAAAGTCCCAACATCAAAAGTAAAAGACCCTATACATCTAACACATATTAAGGGCTTAATCAAAGACGTTTCAGGTATAGAGTATTCCTTTCGTAAAGTTATTCCAATTAATGACTGGGATAATACCATCACTAGAATTGAGGGAGGTCTTTATGATTTACTCGATGGTCATCTTCCTGAAGGAGTTTATTTAGATGTAGAGTATCTAAGGGTCTTTATGGATAAGTACAAGGACAAGGTCACCCCCCACCAATTATCATTCTTCGACCAAACAATGAGCAAGGTAATAGAGGTGTACGACTTCTACAAAACTCTTATCAATAACTCGGAGAAGACTTACTCAATTCAGGATATCAAAAATGTAATGATAGATATTGTTTCAGATGATGAATGGGTAAACGATTCACACACTATGTCAGAACACAAAGGCATTGTTTCGGGCTTGAATATGCTTATTAATCACTTTACAGAAATCAAGTAAAACCTCTGATGAGTACCCTGTGATGGGACGAAACTCGGTCAATAGATACAGACCGAGTCAGGTTAAATAATAATTAAAACTAAAGTCATGGGACAATACTATAAAGTGTTCAACAAAACTAAAAAGGAATACCTAAGCCCACACACGTTTGGGAATGGTATGAAGTTAATGGAATTTACATCTGATGGTAGAGGCATGCTACAAGGTCTCTCTTTACTTCTAGCAAACGGCAATGGTCGTGGAGGTGGAGACCATCCTTCGGAGTCTGAGATCATCGGACGATGGTCGGGTGATAATATCACAATAGATGGTGACTACGCAGACGATACTCTTTGGGATAAAGAGAGGGGTTGGAAAGACATAAGCAAAGATGTTTACAGAGTACTTCTACAAGACTCTTGGATCGGGAAGGAAATGGAGGAGAGATTGAAAAAAGATGGAGACAGATTCCTGTATGGTGAAGAATTAGAACTTATGCAAGAACTATTTCCTACTGCAATCCACGAGGGTAACCTCCGCCAGAAGTTTGACTTTGTAGAAAAATAAAACCTCTGATGAGCCTGTGAGATTCAGGCGAAACTCGGTCTCCGGATCGAGTCAGGTTAAATAATTTAAACTAAAACAAAATGAAATTTAATATCATCAGACAAGAGATTTCCTACCGAGGTGGAGGAATAGAGATTGCCCTTGACAACTTTGGGTATTTTGGAGAAAAGATGACGGCATACCAAAACTATTTGGGTGGAGGAATGCTCGGCAGAATAGATGGTGACTGCACCATTAAAGATTGGAGAGAAAGTGATGAACTTGAATACATTGCTGAAAACCTACAGAAGTATTTCCACAGTCTAACTGTTCACGATGACGAATGGGAATGGGAGACGTTTGAACAAAATCAATTAAAACCTGTAAGTGCATACTAATATGAAAACTAAAACAATTAATATGGAAGGTAGGAGTAATAGACTTATAGCAGAATTTATGGGGTACGAGGTAAATCATAACAAATGCTACTCACCTAAATACAATGATGGTACGATTGCACCAATGCAATTTCACAAATCTTGGGATTGGCTGATGCCAGTAATAGAAAAGATAGAAACTCTTGGATATACTTTCGAGAAAAACTATCAACCAATAGATAAAGATTGGCAGTCACTAATAGTAAAAGGTAATGACATTCTTTATCAAGAGTTTGATGCTCAAAGCATAAAAGCATCTTACTATGTGGTGTGTGAATTAATAACAGATATAATTAAAACTTAAATAAAGTTAACGATGAAGGTTAGAATAGATATTAAAAACTGGTCAGGAAACTATCGCTCTTATGTGAGAGACTTTAATGACGATAGACACCTCAACAACTATTTGAATAAGGCAAACAAAGATCATGGCACATCAAAGATCATTGGAGTCGAAGTAATAGATAAGGAAGATAAATACTTTTTTAAAAAATAAGCAAACTGATGAGCCTGTGAGATTCAGGCGAAACGGAGGGATATGTTTTGAACGAGCATGATTTTCAGCCCTCCGTCTTTGTAAATAATAATTTAAACTAAAACAAAATGGATAAATTTAAATGTACTTCGTGCGAGGAGACTTATGACCAAGATGATTGGCACTCCTTTGATAAGGATGGTAACCAAATATGTGAACACTGCTACCATTCTATGTGGGAGAGTGCAACACAGATACTAACTTGGTCACCCCAAGACGAGGAAAGTAAGAAATTCTTTTTTGTTCCTGGACTAGGTATGGCATTCAACGATTACCATGAAGAAATCTGGGGAGAGGATGATCATGAGCATTTGTCAATAGATGATGTGGTTTGGAAATCTTCAAATGCATGGAGAGGATACTATGAAATAGATCTGTCCAATGGTTGGAAGGAGATAGAGTCGGGATGGGGTACGGACTACTGGAGTGATGTCCCGTGGAAGCATGACTTGAATGATCTTGTAGAAGAAATTATGAATGGACACGTCCATTGTCCTGTCCGTGTATCGGTGATCTCAAGCCCAACTACTAACGTGTTTTCATCATCGGTAACCATAGCAATACCGAAAAGAGAAGAAAAGCAATTTGTTGAGTGGCTAGAGGTTGAATACGGAATGTTAAGGGATGAACTAAAAAGATCACTAACTTAAAAAACAAACAATATGAGTTTTATGGGAATTACTAATTTAAAAATGGGAAAGTTTCTTAAAAAGAACATTCTCGACACGATCTCGAAGAAGTATAATTATTCTCCTGACCAATCAATAAAATACCTAAAGGATATCAGTGAACAACTACTGGAGGTACAGGTACTTATAAGCGAAACTAAAAAATATATGGGAAGAGTAAAGCGGATAAAAGACGAGCGAGCGGGAATAGTTTTTCCATTTAAAGAGGGAGATGACTACTGGATTATTGAAGACGGAGAGGTAGTGTATTCAATATGGGATGACGTTAGCGAAGAACTTTACAGACAAAATTCAAATCAAATATATTTTGAGAACGAAAGAAGAGCAAAAAATTATCTAAAAAGAAGCCAACAATGAGTTTAAATAAAAAGGATATCAAATTGATATCAAACCTAAAGGGACTTTATCCTGGTGCGGGAGAGGAATTTATACTAGAGATTTTTCACAACATCAGAGGTAGACAAATAATTTTTCATTCAAATGAGTTGAACGATAATTCAAATCCGGATGTTAAATTTTTTGATATGTCAGACTAAAATGTTATTTTAGCAATGTCAGACGTTAATTATAACTACAAAAAAAAACTATAATTATGAACGAGCGTAAAATTCAAGAGTTGCAAAAGCAATTTGGATACGACATTCAGCAGAGTCTTATCAATTCAGGAGAGGCGTGGAAGATTGGCGGAAACGTCACTAAATCATGTAAGGAAGCCCTTAAATCTGGGGCGTGTTACTTGCCTTATCACTCAATCAAAATAAACATTTTTGTCACAGTACCATCAAGGTATCAGGTAAAGGCCAACGGTTACGGGTCAGTGCAAAGATCAAAAAAATATTGGGCGGATTCCTGGAATTTATCAAGAGAGATAGGCAGAAGCGTATTGCAAACAGTTTAAAATCAACCACATATAATTTTTTAGTTACATATATGTGACAGGGAATTTATGCTTAAAAAATAAACAACAATGAGTAGACTAAAAGAAGATATGAAATTTATAGGCGATGTCGTCAACAGAGTAACTGGAGCAAATCCTTTTTCCGGGGACAGGACTCGTGATAATGTAGACGCTCGCTTTATACTGTGTAAGTTAACTAGAGATTTTTTAGGTGCACCCTACAATAGAATTGGAAAGGTGTTGAAAAGAGATCACGCCACAATAATGTATGCCTGTAAGCAAGCCATTTCGCTCGCTGAAGCAGACAAAGAATTTAGGAGAAACTACTCAACTTGTCTGAAGATTATAACAGACACGGATCTAGGTAAGGGTAAATTAGGTGATGTTAATATTATAGATGTTGTTGAATTAAAGGGACTTTTGAACGATATGACTAAAAAATATGACGAACTACTTAGTAACATTGAGATGAACTCATGGGACTTAATCCGTGAAAACTTTTTGGGAATAGAAAATTCTGTTTTAAGGGGTGTTATGAATGATCGCAACTGTTCTTACCGGTTAAACAGAACTTTAAAGAAGATACTTGTAAATAAGACAAAATAATACTATTTTTAATGATAATAACTAATGATAACTAGAATGAAAACTAAAAGAAGAGGACTCTCCTCTCACATATCTCTCAAAGAAAAAGCACATAAGTTGCTTCAATTAGAGGACATACCAACTACACAGGTATGTGAATATATATACGGCTCGAAGTCTAAAAAGAGCACGTTAAATCAAAAGAAAACAGGCTTATCACCACTACGATTCGAGGAGTCGTGCAGGATCATAGAGTACTATGGAGGCCTGTCCGAAAGGATAGATAAAGTTATTAACGATTGAACGATTGTTCAAGTCCCCTAGGGACTACGACAGAACGGCCTGTACAGTCAGTACGGGCACATTCTGAAATCAACTACAATCACAACTAATTTTACTTATTAACTATCGGATTTTGTTTAACTAAATAAATATACTTCTATGAAGGATTATAAATTCACATTACTTTTAGAAAACATTATCGAACTAATGGAGAACGGGGAGATAATGAATTACGGAAAGAGATTCTCTAAATTAACTATATCGGCATATAGAAAATTACTTACATCTTTTAGAAACCACTCATATGATTTTAATATCGAAGAGTTAGATCTAAACGGTGTTGCCAATAGAAGGGAGCGGTTGATCGTCACCCGAAAATTACAAAACAATGTCAATGGATATTTGAATATCCTTATGGATGAATGCAAGCATCCGAACACAAGGAAGTCAGACCTTAAAAACATAAGGGCTACACTTAAAAAAGCGGAATCATACTATGGGTATCTGTTTCCTAAGTTGCAGTCAATGAGAGAGGTACAGACAGAGGTAATTGCTTTGTCCCCAGATCAGGTTGATCTTATACACAATACATGTCCCGGAAAAGAACTAGAGCACGTCTGGTATTACACTAGACTTATGCTTTATTCTTGTATGAGAATATCAGATCTTGGAAACTTTAAGGCAACAAGTGATGGTAATATTGTAACGATCATTACAAAAAAGGGAATGGGATCTCTATCAAGATTCTATTTGCCAGACGATGTAAATAATTACATAGCAAAACATGGCACTTATGTTTGGTCAATGAAATCTTTTAGAAGAGCATTGAAGAGACTGCTTAAATTCTATCCAGAGTTTATGCAAATCAAAACCGTTTACAATTATGATCATGAGGGGAACCCTCAAGCATCGGAACATTTTTTATACGACCTAATCACACCACACAAACTTAGAAGCAGTGGGATTACCTACCATTTATCTAAAGGTTTAAGTGAGATGGAGGTGAGAAGGATATCAGGCCATGCGAATGGATCTGAAGCATTTTATAGATATGTAAAACATAGCGACATAGATTCCTTGAGAAAGCAGGAGGCAAATAATAAATTGTTAATAAATAGTTAACACATTTTAACACTACAATCGTTCATATGTTAATATTCTTTTTAACTTCGAGGCAAATAACCACGACATGAAAATATCACTTACAAAATGGTCAGATTTGACTACGATAATAGCGAGATTATTCATGATCGTAAGAGGTTTCCTCTTAGGGATTTCAAACTTTTTATGCTCAGACACCACGAAAAAATATGTATGGAGCGAAGAATTAAGGGTTGGATATTTGATTGGGAGTCAATCTTGTTTCACGCAAGGAAGTATTATATAGTAAATTTTTATTTAATCAATTTAACTAAACAGATAAATTATGGGAAAACTAAAACGAAAACTCAAGAAGACTTCAATCGGTAGAGGCATAGAAATTGTGCCATGGGTTGAAAGACTTAATTACTTCAACGACTTCTTCAGAGTTGAAGGATATTCTTTAAACACAGAGATTATAGATATGAACGATAGTATTATCGTTATGAGAGGGGTCGTTTATGATCCTGATAGAAATCCTGTGGCTGATGGTGTCGCTCATAAAAAAACAAGTGAGCCATTTTCATTTCAAAAATGTCAATCTGGTGCCTTAAATAGAGCATTGTTTATTTTAGGGATCGTAGATAGTGGGGAGGAAACTATCATGGACGAGGACGAGGCGAAAGAATTACAACAAGTTAAAGCACAGGATAGCATGACCGTATACGAAAGCATGGTCAATCACATACCTGTAGACTACACTGTTGTAGAACAAAGGATACCTGCTAACAAGGGCACTTTAACTAGCGAACAGTTAAAAAATCTTAAGTCCTTAATCAACGCAGAAAAATCCAAAAAAGCAGTAAAGCAAGCCAGTAAGTAAAACTTAAAGGAGGGTTAAACCAACAACAAGGAATAGTGTTGGTGGCGGGTTGTCCCTAGCCACTTAATACCACCCTCCTTTTTTTAAATTATTCGAGATGGATAGAGGGGTAAACACAGAAAAAAAATCAAACAGAATCACGTTCAGACTTACTCAAGGAGAGGTCGAAAACATGCACAATGAGTGTGTTAATCAACACATGAATGTGTCCGAACTAATAAGGACTGCACTAAAAAAGACATATAAAATATGAAATTAAAAAGAATACCAACAGCAAACCTGCCCTATGAAGAGTGGGTTGAACTTAGAAAGTCATTAGTATTTAAAGGAATGGTTGGCGGATCTGACGCTTCAACATTGCTAGGATTAAACCCCTGGACATCTAAAATTACTAGATGGAATCAATCAGTTGGGACTGCCAATATGAAAAACATTGACAATGAAGTTATGTTTCACGGTAGATTGCTTGAAGATTACGTTGCTGATCTGTGGCAGTACTGGACAGGAGACCCTGTGGAAATGATCAATAACTACCAAAGCAAAACAAAACTTAGAAAATCAATTAGAAGAAACTCCATATTTATTAACCCGGAGTACCCCTTCTTGTTTGCTAATATTGATAGACAGATAACGAGTCACGACACAGAAGAGGGAAAGGGCATACTTGAAATTAAGACGATTTCAGGATACAATGCCGACAAGTGGGAAGGTGGTATCCCTCCATACTACATTGCCCAAATACAACTATATATGTTAGTCCTGGGCTATAACTATGGTCAGTTTGCCTTCTTAAAAGATGGTAGACACATGGATGTCTTTACTGTTGAAGCAAACCCAAATATTCAGGCAACAATAGTAGAGGAGGCTTTTAATTTCTACAACAGCGTACAGGATGCGAGAAAGATTATTGAGGAAGGAAGGCCTACCAATCCTACGGAAGCATACAGAATGATATCACACCTGGAGCCAGACATTGAGGACGAATATAAGGTTGATCTTGATCAATTCTTGTCTGAAAAACACAAGGCCATGGTCGACAGGGTAAGCATTGATTCTGATGATGAATTAAAAAACCTCACAAGAGAGTATGTTCAGGCCAGACAAGAGGAGAAGTTGGCTAAAGAAACTAAACAACTTCACATGCAACAATTGAAACAGATTATGTTACACAGAGGGGCACAAGAAGTTGACTTTGGAGACTCTGGCAAGATAGTATGGGGCAAGACATTTAATGTAAGATTTAAAGAAAAAGCAGAAGTAAATTTTTAATATGAAATTAACAGACATTAAAAAAGGTATACTTAAAAACCTAGCGGTTAAAAACCCTCACACACTAGAAGTTAATCCGGTGATTGAAGGTAACTCATATTTTGGGGCGTGCATATTTATTGGAGTTGGAAAGATGTATAATTTTTCAACAACAGAATTAGCAGAAGAATTATCTGAAACTGAAGAGCATGTTGAATTTTTAGAAGAAAAGTTCATTAACATCTTGGGAGATTACTTCACAACCAAAGATCCGAGCACTACCACTAAAGGGTTTTTTGTGAAAACAAATTTAATTCTTAATCACATTAGAATAAACTATAGTAAAACAGTATCTCTTGATGAGATCATTAAAGATAAAATAAAATGAAATTAGAAATTATTGGGCAAGTACAATATATATCTGAGGCAAAAGAAATTTCAGGCAAAGAGCAACACTTCTTTAAAACAATTTGGTTAAAGACCTTGGAGAACTCTTATATAGCCGTCAATGCTTGGGATGACAAGATGGAAAAAGTTGATGAATATAAGGTGAAGGATATAGTCACCCTGAACTGTAGGGTAGAGTCTCACCAAAACAAAAAGAGAGAAGGATTGCACTTTCATAAAATATTTTTAATATGATAAGGTCCACCACCATATTGTATGATGTTTTGAGAAAGCACGACCTATCTCCTGTCGCATATATGTTGTGTGATCTTATATACAAGTACACCAGTAGCGGTGGATACTGTGATAAAATATTAACTGACCTAGCGGAAGAACTTAACACCTCAAGCCGTAGTCTTAGTAGGTATGTTACTGAATTAAGCGACAAGGGTCTCATTGAAAACATCGGCACTAAGTCTCATCCGAAGTATAAGACTACCCCCCTCTGGTTCCGGTTAGCCGTGTCAGACAGTGACGAGGTTATATCTCTTGAGTATCAAACTGTTTGTAAGGATGTGATTGAGTATATCAATGAGAGATTCAATAATAAATATAACCCAAGAACCTACGAGAAGAGATTCAAAAGCATACTATCAAAGAAGTTTGACGGCAAGCCAGTGACGGGAGCAATGATGGTCGATGTTTTTGTCTGGTGCAAGGAGAACTGGAGTGCTAAGTATCAGTCCTCTGTAACTCCTGAAGTGATCTTTGGAAATAAGTTTATAGAAAAATACCTAATACAATATAAAGAGTGGGAGACTATGAGTAAGGTCGCCCCCAACAGAAAGAATATAGCGATAATATGACAGATAACTTAACTAAATTACAGGATCTTGGCATTAACGTCAAGCATAACACTGGGACAGAACCTCAAAAAACAACATGCCCAAAGTGCTCACACTCCAGAAAAAGAAACAAACATGAAAAATGTTTGAGAGTATGGGTGGAGTCTGGGACATATTATTGCCACCACTGTGGAGACAACGGATCTGTTGCTGAATATAAATCTGATTACGAACTACCAACAGTAAAGGCGTCTCCATTATCACCAAAGATTTTAAAATTCTTTCATGACAGGGGCATCAAGGATTCTACTATAGAATATTTTGGCGTAACAGAAGGCGTTGAGTATATGCCACAGGTCCAGAAAGACAGACCAGTTATTCAATTCAATTACATAAGAAAAGGCAGAAAGATAAACATCAAGTTTAGAGATTCAGAGAAGAACTTTAAACTAAACAAGGGATCTGAAATGATTATGTATGGTCTGGACCTAATCAAAGATGCATCTTGGTGTATAATAACGGAGGGAGAGTTTGATGCTATGGCTTTTTATGAGGCGGGTCTTCAACAAGACAGGTTAATGTTTTCCTGTTCGGTCCCAAATGGAGCGTCAACTGGAAATCAAAACCTCACATACCTTGACAATAGCATTGATGAGTTTGAAAACAAGGATAAAATATATTTAGCACTTGACAACGATGGTCCAGGTATAAAACTTAGAGACGAATTATCGAGAAGAATTGGCAAGGATAGGATTTGGTTAGTGACTTTTCCTGATGATTGTAAAGATGCTAATGATGTTTTACTCAAGCATGGGTCTGAAGAGTTGGTCAAATGTATTGATTCAGCAAAACCTTACCCATTAGAAGGCGTGAGTAAAGCATCGGATTCTCGAAAAGAAATTCACGATCTCTATAATTATGGTATGCCTCAAGGCGATACGATAGGGTACAACAACTTTGATCGTTTAATGTCCTGGAGGCCATCAGAATTTACTCTAGTAACAGGTGTTCCTGGTCACGGTAAGTCTAGTTTCGTTGATCAGGTTGCTGTTGAGTTAGCAAAGAAGGGTTGGAAGTTTGGAGTGTTTTCAGCAGAGAAACAACCCATCAAGGTACATGTGGCAGAACTAATAGAAAAGTATGCAGGTAAGAAGTTTGGGAAGGGTTCTGTAACAAACCTTCAGCCAGAAGAACTTGACCCCGCTATTGATTTTATAAATAAACATTTCTTTTTCATAAACCTAAAGGACAACGATCTCACCGTGGAGGGCATACTTAACAAAGGAAAAGAGTTAGTAAAGAAAATGGGTATTAATTGTTTGATCATTGATAACTGGGCTTTTGTAGAGCATAAGATTGAGAGAGGAATGAACGAACATCAATACACTGGACTTCAACTGTCAAAGATTAAGATCTTCAAGGAGGCTTATGACTGTGGTGTTATGCTAGTTGCTCACCCACAGAAGTTGAAAAAAGAAAACGGGAAAGTGGAAGTCGCTTCAGGTTATAGCGTAAGCGGCTCTTCCCACTTTTTTAATAAAGTAGATAATGGAATTACTGTTTACCGGGACTTCGAGAAAGAACTTGTCGAGGTGCATGTTTGGAAGGTTCGATGGAGGTTCACGGGTAAGACCGGTATGCAGGAGTTCAAGTATGATTTAGATACAACATGTTATTCAGAATACGAAAATGGCGAGACGCAGGAAATCAATAGTCAGTTCCCAAGGTTCAAAGGACAATGAACAACAACTTTTTAAAGTTGAGTGGACACAGAACAGGTGGGGAGGACACGTTGGCAAACAGAAAAAGTTTGAAGCAGGAGATTTATTAAGACCGGCTATGTTAGATGAGGTAGTCCCTGAGAGAGAGGACTACTTCATTAGGCCGATGGCAGAGGGTAACTGTTACTATCTATTGCATAAAGGGTTTAGTAAACTAGCAGAATATGAGGATATAAAAACATTTGTAAAGTACAAATATGTTTATGTCTACAAAGATTTTAATTTATATGGCGTACAAAAATAAAGAAGATCAAAAGGCAGCAAGCCGAAGACATTATCTTAAAAATAAGGAAAAGATAAAAGAGAGATCAAGATTGAGAAAATTGGAGAACCCTGAAAAAGAAAAGGAGTATCGAAAAAAATATTACAGCAAACCTTCTGGAATTGAAGGGATATCTCTTGGAGTATTAAACAGAAGGAAGTATGTGGAGTCCAATCGAGAAAAATATTTAGAGACTAATCATAACTGGAGAAACAATAATAAAGAACACGTATCTAGTTACAACCATAAATATTATCAGGAAAACAAAAGACATGGGAAATAAAAATAGAAGAAAGGGTCACGACTATGAGCGTGATTTAGTAAAGGATTTTAAGAATTTAGGTTTCACAAACTGTGTTACTTCAAGATACGGATCTAAGATGTTGGATGATCAAGGGATTGATCTTATGTATACCGGAGACTTTGCTGTCCAGGCAAAATGCTACTCCCGAAATCCCAACTACAGAAAGGTATTAGAAGAGATGCAGATCAGAGCAACTGATGTGCCTATTGTTTTTCACAAAGTACCCAGGGGCAGGGAGTATTGTGTGTTATATAAAGAAGACCTGCTAGAGTTAATTGAAATGTTAATATCAAATAAGATAATAAATACACCTTAATATGCAAGATGAAATGCCTGTACAATACAAAATAAAAATACCAGAAATAGACAAACTTTTAATTGACCATAACAAGGCTCATGTTGAAATAGTTTCTGTTACTAATACAGAAAAGGATAAAAAGAAATTAAAAGAGTTGGATGAAACTCTTATAAAGAAAATAGACTATGTGAATCATGTAGTCTGTGAAGTCCTCGAATATCTCGAGGCGAGAGGTTGTGATACCTCTGAATATATATAACACTTTAAATTATAATTATGTCAAATTCAGTAGAATTACAAGGTCGCATCAAAAAAATCTCTGATGCACAAACCATTCAAACTCAAAAAGGAGATATTGAAAAAAGAGTATTAACAGTTGAACTAGGTGGTGACTCACAGTATCCTGTGGACTATCCTGTTGAAGCCATTGGTGCTAAAGCAAACCTATTCAATGCTTATAATGTCGGTGACGAAGTGAAGGTGTCTGTTAACCTAAGAAGTTACACAGATCGTAATGGCGAACTTAGAACAGCAAATGCTAATGCCTGGAAGATTACCTATGCGGATGGTAATATTCCTAACAGCAATAACAACCATGCTCAAAAAGTTGAAAACGCTGTAAACGATCTTGCATTTTAATGAATACGAGAGAGAAAATTGAGAGGGTCGGTGCCGAAATCATCGGCCTTCTTATTTCAAAGAACGAAGCATACGGGGATTCCGCAACAAACCCTGTTAAGATATTCAGTGATGGTAACGCTGTAGAATCTTTATGTGCTAGAATCGATGATAAGATATCAAGGATAGAACAAAAGGGTATATATGACAAGACTGAAGATACCGTCAAAGATCTTGTTGGTTATCTTATTCTTCTTTTGGTTGCTCTTAGAGATCAAGAAGAGATCGAGGGTGCTAAACCAAGTGAAACTGTTAAGTGGTTTACCAATAAATCTTGGGGAATATAAGTGGATTTAATTTCTTCCTTGCCCCCGATAAGATTTACGGTAGTTCTTACTACCAGGAGACTTGGATGTTTTTGTTTTTGCGTGAACACCAGGTCTCTTTTTTTTAGGCTTCTCGATATAAGCCGATGCTATTAATCTTGCCATTACTTATGTCTATTATTGCCCATCACTTTCTCAACCCCTCTGGATCCGAAGTATGCTCCAACAATTAGAGATAAAACTCCAGATATAGAATCTAAAGAATAGTCCATATACCACCCCGCAACGTATGAAACGGAGAAAAATACAAGCGTTAACGGCCTTACGTTTTGAGCAAGCCAAGACTTTGAACTCATGTCTGCGGTCCAACGCTTTGTGATCTCTTGCATCTCTATTGCATCCTGCTCTAACAACTTAAGTGCTGTTTCTTTATCTTGAGGGGCTAATACTTTTGGATCTTCTTTTTCAATTAGGTTCTTTACGATACCGAGAACTCCCGCATCAGGTAGTATGTCACCCATCGTACCTAAAAGGCTAGGTGCCACTTTACTAAGGAAAGACCCCACCTTAGTTTCTTTAAATTTTTTTTTAGGTTTACTCATCCTGTAATTCTTTAATCAATTCTTGCAATTTTTCTATATCTTTTTGTAGGTACTCAATCCTTAAATCCTGCTTCGCATCATCGGGCAGTGCACCCATCTCACCTCGTGGCCACTTGATTCTGAACTCATCATTGAGTGTCTGGTTGTACTCTAACCTCACAAGAGAACTTTCAATTTCAGAAATCTTTGCAGTTAAATCAAACCAGATGCCCGCTATAGTTATAATACCAATAACAATACCTACTAGCGTTTTAATATCTAGTTTTACCTCTGATTTTTCTGACAGTTCGCTCATTGTTTACCACCATCTAAATGTTATTCTGACAACTAAAAGATAAATATTTAGTTCATTCCAATCTTCTTCTTCAAACTCTGGAGCACGATCTTCTTTTGGATAATAAGTTAATCCAAATAAAGCACCGTCTGCTATAAGCGTAATCGATGTATCAAACATATTTATCTTGTATTGGTTTGTATTCTAACTTAGCATCGTAACTTGGGCAGGCCTTAGTTGAGAAGTCTCTATGACCATAAACCTCAGCACCCGGATGACTAGCACAAAGATAACCAACCAAGTAGTTTAGGCTGTCAATTTGTGCATCCGTTCTCGTATCTTTAGGTTCCATATCTAAGTCACACCCTCCAACATATGTGATACCGATGCTAGTTTTGTTATGTCCCTTGCAATGGGCACCCGAAATTGAGACATCTCTTCCTGGATTTATTGTGCCGTCAAGTTGAACTACATAATGATATCCAATCTGTGACCAACCTCTTTGCTTATGCCATGAATCAATCTCCTCTACAGACACTGGTCTACCCTCTGGTGTGGCAGTACAGTGTACAATTATTTTATCTATCTTCCTCATGTTAATCGTTGTTTCTCCAGGTGTTTACATTCTTAAGTTTTGATTTTGCTTGTGCCGCTCTCCACATTTTTTGGATATTCATCTTATGCATGCTTTGTGATCTTCCAGATGTGGTTAATATTCTGTCTTCCAATTGCCCTTGTCCTTTAATATAATTAGTCAACATTCTACTAAACTCTTGACCCGTTGTTATTTGATGCTGATAAAGTTCATCATCAGTAAGGGTTCTCATTTCATTACCAACCCTCATAGGTCTGTTTTGGATTTTACCTGGGTAAGCATTGTGCTTGTCAATAAACTGCCACCTTCTGTCATCACCTCTAACATTGAGCCAGTGAGTGTATGGTATCACAGTTTCTCCAGGGTAACTCTTAGTCTTTTCACCAAAAGCATCTATCCTAGGTTGTCCTGCAATCTGACTTAGACCTGCGGCATATAACAATGCGTTCTTTACATCGCCCGCACTATATGATGTAGCATCAAAGATCTTTGTTACCTGTCTAAACAAATTTAGATTTTGTGGCATTGGCCTTAATAGGGTACCTCCAACAGATCTTATGGCTGTCTTTGAAATTCTGTCCAATGTTTTTGTAACACTAGAATCATCTACTGTGTTAGGATCAAATTGCGATCCACGACCAGTTACCTGTCCAAACACCGCCTCACTCAACTCTCTTACGGAAGTAAGTACCGATGAATCCATAATAAGGTTAACAGAGTTTGCATAAGCAATAAGTGTTCTTTCCATCATATCATCAAAGACCTCACCTTTTCCACCGGTCATTTTATGTGTCTCCATATAGTTTCCTATGATAGCAAGGGGTATTGATAAAGGAATAATGTTTCTGTAGTCCATCGTCTTATTACCAACCTTAATTGTATATGGAGGTAGTGGAGCGTTCTTCATGTCGTTTCTTGTGTATTGGTTTGAGTTATTGTAACCTCCACCACTAACTTCAAAGAACGGATCATCATCGTCATCTTCATATGACATTGCTGCTAAAGCGGCTAGACCCATAAATGACGTTGTGCCAAAATACGCTCTTGACATTTGTTCGTCTCTCAATCTAGATCCTTTTTCTCCCAATCCATCTTCTGCTTTATAACCTCTTGCCACACCTATACCTGGTGCTACATCTATCATATACTCTCCGATTGAGCCGATGATGCTTGTAAAAGGAACAAACGATTTTAAAACAAGTTGCCTACCAAAGCCTGCTTTTGGATTGTTTGATAATGTGCGGATGTAGTTAGCCATCCATGCAACTGGTTGTGCAAGACTTCCAGGTCTATTGTCTATAAACACTTGAGCATTACTAGCAAGGGTAGCATCAATAGAAAGCCCTTTGATTTCAGCCTCCTTCATTGCTTTTAGATATTCCTTATACTCTTCTATAGACCCGTCAAAGTTTTCTTTCTCTTTCATGGTCTCTAGTTCGGCATCAGGCTTACCAATAAAATCCTCACTATACCTTGCAACAAGTGCTTCGTGCATGAGTTCTCTCATTCGGACTTTTTCAATATTACTAAAGTCTGTGTTGGGATCCGCCTCTCGCAGTCTACCCATCAATGACTCCATCTCTTTTTTGGCATGCCTACTTACTTCTGTCGCTAAGTATAAATCAGATGCTCTCTTTCTTAATTCACTTTTTGGTACACCATCTTTTCTTAACTGATCAAGAAGGTAATTAAAGTACCTTCCTTCATAACCAACCTTACTTATAAATCTATCTGTAGCGTTCAATACTCTACCTACAAATTTATAATAGTTGTATGGGTTCTTTTTACCTCCTTTAAATTCTGTTGTCTCTAGAACATTATAACTTCCCGCCTCCGGATTTGCTTCTGAGTTTTGATACTTGTCAACTCTGGATCCATTTTTAAGAATATCCATTGCCATGTTTCGGCCTTGCTCGAAACCTCTTTTAGTTGTGCCAACCCCTATGCTTCTGATGAAATCAAGATATCCTCCTGTGAATATTCTATCTACTCTCGACATCTCCATCAGTGGTTGCAATATAATGTTTGCAGATCCTGAAGTTATGTTAAGTATTTGAGTGGAAACACCTGAAAGAAGTGCTGCATATTGCAACCCGAAGAATGTATCTTTCAATGTATAAGAGGGAACTAATGAATCCATGTACTTATATGTCGACCTCATAGCGGCATTTGCTAACTCGCTGTTTTCTGGAGCCTCTCTCAATATACTGTGCAGTTCTTCTATCTTACTTTTCTGTTCGGCAGATAGCGTAGTGCTTTCTAATTTTTGTTTACCCCCGAATAACCTATGAATGAAATGGCCAAACTTAGTTTTGTTGTCCATGTCTTCATTGAATTTTTCCATTGCCAGTTCAGTCCTGTCAATTAAAGTGGTTGCAGTTTGAGCGGTCCAAGATCTAAGTGCGGCAGACGCTTGTCCGGAATATGTACCATCCCCTGCCAATGCACGCTCTATCTGGCCCATGGTTTCAATAACAGAATCTATCTCTGCTGTTGATGCACCTTCTGATCTAAGTTTGCTAACCTTTAAACCGTAATGATGTAACGCTGCTTGACGTGCTAGTTGAACTCTTGCTAGTTCTTTCACTGTTGTGTCTGTCTTAAGTAAATCTTTTAAGACATCTACATTTTCAAAACCACCTCTTGAATTTACATCCTCTAATACAAGATCCATGGTTTCTTTCATATCCATAGTCTTGTAGTAGTTAGGGTTGTTGTTCACCCAATCGTATACCTCTTCTTTTCCTACGTCTTGGTCTTTGGCTTTCTCAACTGATCCAGTTTCAAAACCTCTTTGTCTGAATCCATTGTCACTCATGTATTTACTTAATACAACTCGTGCCTGTTCTGTGGTAAGTTCTTTACCGTTGACTTTTAATGAATAGGATTTGATACCGTAAATTAATTCAGCAGAAGTAAATCCTTTGTCCTTAAGTTTTCCTAGTAAACCTGATAATGCACTCGGAAGTTTTTGAGTGTCTAATCTTCGATGTTCAGTTTGTGATATCGATCCGCCATCATCTGACGGAACAGTTCCAGAGAAGCGGGGTCTATCTCCTCCATCTTGGTTTCTTTGTGCATCGATACCTGAACTTGTTTCTGATTCGATACTTGATCTACCTTTGGATTGGTAGTATTGCTTTGTGCGTGTTTTGCTAGTTCCTTTATATATGTCTTCTGATCCATTTTTTATTTTATTTAGAATTTCATTGTACTGATTGTTGTGAGCAACGAAAGTATCTACATAATGTTTGTAAAAGTATAAAACATTTTCGTTATTCTCTAAATTTATTTGAGTTTCTGCTGCGTTGTTAACCCAATCTATGGACGCTTGCCTTATATTATCATCTGTTATATCCTCTTCATTTTCAAAAACGAACTCTGGAACAAATTGATATTTAATACCTATAGCCTTATCGCCTGACTCATTAGTTATTATAGTGTAACCAGATATGGCAGTTTTCACAGGACCAATTTGGACACCCTCTTTTTCTATATTGTCTTGTGCAAACTTAGTTGCCTCATCAAAACTTAAAGGATTTACAAACTGTAATTCAACTGCGGGTCTTGCATTTGGTCTTTTAGTTAACTCTCTCTCCATAGTTTCAGGATCCATTCTTTCGTCAATAGGTAAAACCTCTGACATGAAAACAGATTCCTGCTCATATTTTTTTGCAGATTCAATCACTCTCTTTAATACAGGAGTCATATCTTGGCTCGACTCCACAATCATCTCAGCATCAAATGCTCTTTCAGGATCGTTTAAATATTGTGATTTGGTTGTATTTACTTTTAAAGAAATTAAATCTTGACCTCTTAAATCTTTTTCAATACTAACCCCCTCTTCTTTAAGCATTTCCAGTTTGTCTTGATTGTCCAAAACAGGGTTCTTGTAACTTGGTCTTTCTGTGCTTAAACCTAAATAGTATCTTGTTATTTCCTCTTTAGATGACTCATCCCTAAAGTCTCCTTTCTTTGCTGCGGCCCCAGTTGCCCAACCATTTTTCAGCCATAGATCCTTTTCAGCAAACCATAAGTATGCCTGAAGATCATCGGGATCCATTCCTAGTTTTTCTGAGGCATTAATTATAACCTCTTCGGCAAGTCTATAGTCAGATATGTTACCTGAATTGACCAAAGCCTTTTCGTTAACACCGGCTTCTGCACGTTCTGGGATTCTGTATCTATCAATATTCCCATCATAAATCATTCTTCTGATTGTTCGGGCGGCCCATAAATCAATAGTTGGGTTTGTTGTTATACCAACTACGTTTTTATAAAAATTATTTGTTTTAGTTTGTTGAGTTTGATTTAACCAGATACCCGCCAAAACTTTAGCGGTAGCCGGACTATTTATACCATACCTTAAAGTAGGGTTGTCTGTTCTATACAATACATTAGCCTTTGGCCATAGATTCAGCAACTTTCTTTTTGTTTCATCGATGTCTTTCGGGTCTGGACTTACATCAAATATTTTTGTGCTTTGACCTAAATTCTTTGCAGCATTAATAGCCCTTCCTTTATACTCATTAAAAAATTGGTTAAGTTCTTCTTCGTTTTGATACTGCTCAACTCTATCTATAAATTCTTTATATTCTTCTATATAAGAATCGTAAGCACCGTTTGAATAACCTTTCAATGCCATTACAGCATATTTGTAATTATTTCTAACGTCTGTTTGTGCTGAAGTTGCCCCAATAAGTCTTCCGAAGAAATTAGTTCTACCTCCAAAAATATTTCTCATTCTTGTGTGCAGATCTTTATACCAACCCATTCCCTTCACTACTTCTTCAACAGTGGAATTAGCATTATATTCATCTACAATTTTGTCACCAATCTGATTTATTTTTTGTTCAAGCGTACCTTCAAAATATTTTTCAAGACCATTAACCATGTTATAAGATTGGCTTGATATTTTGATCTTTAATTTTTTACCTCGTTTTTCAAACTGATACCTCCCATCCTTCATCACGGGCTCTATGAGTGATAGCGTTGGGTCGTTCTTAAGAGTTTCTTGCAGTGCTTTAAATTCTGATATTGCTTCACGCTCTGGGTTTTTATACCTTTGCATGTCTATAGCATCAACATCTATTTCGTTATCTGTTGTTGGATCTATGCTCGTAGCGGTCATCAACTTCTCCGCACTAGACTCAATCATTTCATTTAGACTTGATGTCTTAATATCAAAGTCTGCTTCGGCAGGAAGTGATAAAGCCTTCTTAATCATATCCTTTACCTGCTCTATAATTTTTTCAAACTCCGATTGTCGCTTCGGGTCTTTAAATATCTTAGCACCCTTTTCGCCAATTGCCTGAACCAAAGCCTCGTTTAAGGACCTATCACCATACCCTGACGCAACAGCATCCTTATGAAACTTAGTTCCTTCGATTAATTTAAGTGCTTTTTTGTGGGCCTCCGGATTAACCTCAGATAACATGTCTTCCCATATATGAGCGAACTCATGAATAGGAGTGTCTAGCGTTGCCAGTTTTGGGTTAATGTAAATTTTATTTGTCTTTCTATCCCTAAACCCTTTTAATTTTTTAGGATCTAAATTGACAGACGCTGCCGCATCATTAAAGGTTTGTTGATCATAAGTAACTTCTGATCCTTTGAACACCCTTTGAAAGTGGTTGCTTAATTTTTCAATCTCTGTATTAACATCTCCTGTTTCGGGATCAACCTCTTGTCCTGTGCTTGGCTTTGGAGGTGAAATAATTTCATCAATCAAACTATCCGCCTCAGACTGCTTTTCTTTAGATATAACCGCCTCCTGTTCTGTGAGAACTCTAATGCCTTTTTGGCCTCTGTTATAAGCAGCAACCATTCTTTTCATACCATCTAATACATTTCCGCTTTCGTCTATAACAGCGGGTGCATTCTTACGAGAGCCCTCATACTCCATATCAGGGTTCTCATCAACAAAGTTTTTAAAGTTTTCATTTGTTTGGTATAAAGTTTCAAGGTCGACTCTCTTCATTTTAAAAGTCCTTCCTTCAATGTTTCCAAGTTTGTCTGACAGTTCCTTGTCGGTTTTACTGTCTCCAATATTTTCTATAACAGACACTACCTTAGATCCATCCACAATAGCACCTGGTTTTGGAATGCCATTTTTTATTTCTGTTTTCTTTTCCTCTATAGTTTCCTCTACGGTAGATTCCGCATTCTCTGCTCTCGGAGCATTCATTGCGTTGTAGACAAAATCAGCCTCCTCTACTATTTGGTTAATCTTAGTCCCCGCCTCTTTCATTGGCAAAACTATAGCCTCATATTTCTTGGCTTTATCAAGCATTCCCTGTGCAACTTCGGCAGTGAATTTAGGACTCTTTCTTTTTAGTTCTTTTTGAACAGCAGATTCAAATGTTTTGTAGCCCAATCCCGCTGTTGTCCACGCTTCTTTTTCTAACTGAGTAGAAGATACGCCTAGACCAGGACTAGCCATTAAAGTGGTTGCTGTAGTTGTCAATATCATGGTGTTGATAAACTCATCTTTTGACATAAACTTGTCTACACCGTATACTGGATTTGGGGATTTTGCATCATACTTGTATTTAGTATAGTTTTCAAAACTACCTTGAATAATTTCTTCAAAGTTTTCGCCAACTATTTCTTTAGCATATGCTCTAGTTCCTGCTTTTACGGCAGCCTGCCTGCTTCCTGTTTTAGATAAAACATCAACAGCCTTCTTTACGGAATTACTTCTGATTCCCATCATGGCTGCCGCACCCTTCCTTGCAAGAGGGTTGTTAAATAGGGCAGAAGTACCTCCAGTAACAAGACCTATACTTAAGGCCATTGCTTCTGCGTCTTCCTCATCTACTCCTAGTTCTCTTGCCTCCTTATTGGTTTGGTGATACGCTTTAAAGAATTGGTCACCCCCCATAATACCACCGGCAACTAATGTTCCGCCACCTGTGTACGCAGCGGCAGCAATTGCAGGTGCCATTTCTCCCACCGTTTTAAGAGTCATGGGTAGAATATAAACAGGGTTTTCTGATAGGCTTGCTGATGCTACCTGATCTGGAACGTATGCAAACTGTCCAATTGCTGTATCTTTCCAATTGTCTGATGAAAAGAAGTGAGATATATTATCTGCCACTTCGCCAACCCTCTGCTCATATGCAGTGCTTAAACCATCAACAGATTCTCTTTGCTCATCAGTCATTGTAGTTGCAGCAAAAGCATCTAACGCCACGTCTAGGGCTAAACCTGTTTTTCCACCAACAAGGTTTGTTCCGTACTTCCCTCCAAACTCTACTATACCTCCTGCTAAATTTCCGACTGATTCTACAATAGCACCAAAACCAACTGCCATTGACGAACTCAAATAATCTCCAGGCACTACTCCCTCACCACTAAGCCTCATGGTCTGCATCACATCCCTCATTTCATTATCATACAATTCTTTAAAATTGTTGTCAATATGGTCATGATAGTTTGACGCTAACTTTTCGTGATGTTTATACATCTTCATAAACTCCTCATCATCCCTTAGTTCCGGCATGTAAGCAAAGAAGTCTTCATTTTTTTCTATATAGTCATATAGATTTCTATCATAATTTTTTGCGACATACCTAAGTCCGTTTACCTTAAACTTAGTTCCTTGAAAGTTTCTTGCTTGTTTTGTAAACTCATATGCAGACTCCGGGGTTTGAAATGGGTCTTCACCTGGAGTGTATCTTTTATTAAACTCTGGATCAGTATGTCTTAACACCTGTCCATATTGAATTAAATTCTTTTTTATGTCTTCATCTGTTCCTTCAGGTAGAAGATTTATATTTTCTATCACCGAATCAGGCTGCTGATTGTTGTACATATCAGTGCCTTTATCTATAGCGGACTGGATTCCTGCCCATTTATTTTGGGCATTTTCTGGGTTTAGTTGTTTGTTGACAACATCAATGGATCCGTTGTTGTTTTCATATTCAGGAAATTGTAAATCGTCAAGTTCTGGAAATAAAGATTCAAACTTAGAGTTTAATTCATTGCCTTGTTCATACCTACCTCTATTGAATGTGTTCCCCCATGCTACAGCATCTTGAAACTGTTCAGGGTTTAGTTCAGGTATAACACCTTGGATATCTTGTATGGCAAAATTAGTCATACCAGTTCCCGATGATCGTCTTAAACGATCAGCAAGTATAGTCAACTTGTCTTCCCGATCCTCTATACTTAAGTCAACAAAGGGATCGACACCTAGGATTTCTTCGTCTTCCATATTTTATTTTTCTGCATTAAGATCAAAACTTCCTTGCCCACCTGAGACATCAGCAACTATATCTTTTGTGTTGTAATCTACTGTTTGGGGCTCGCCTAAAGATCCGTCATCGTTTATTACTCTATACGTTAATTTGCCATAACTATTAATCATGTTTTTAACTTGAGTACCGAATTGATCAAACTTTACAAACTTTACTTTTTTATCTGTTACTCTTTTCCCATTTCTATCAGTTAACCCTGACTGATCATAACCTGTTTTTTCAAAAAACTTATTTACAGGAAGCAAGGCTTCTTTGATCGAAATCCTGTTATTAGTGTTAAGGGAATTTGTTAACTCCGGAGCGTCAAACACACCTCTCTCTTGTGCCTGTTTCTCTGCACGATTCCCTTTCTCTATCGCCTCCGCCTGAGCAGCAGGAGTTGAGTCAGATAATTTAATCTGTCTGTTTACACCTCCATCAGAAGACTGTACGCCTCTCCTTTTATTAATAAAAGCCCAATCGTCATAATAATCTTGGCTGTTATATATTCCTTTCGTTACATTCTGAACGAACTGAGTTGCAGTCCTATCGTTATAAATAGTATATACTTTTTTACCATCAGAATTTGTTGTTTCAAAATATACTGTTCTCTCTCCATCATCAGGATCTATAGACAAATAAGTTTTTTCTGGTTTTACATAAGCCTCTGTTAACGCTCCTGATTGTATGTTTTTATATGTCGTTCTGGCCACATTATAACCTCCTTGATTAGAGCCAGAAATATCTAACATCTGTATAGGATTTCCATTACCGTTTATGTCAACCTTCACAAAAGGAACGGTTTTTGGTCCACCAGACAATTGAGCAGGATCTAGATTTTTTAATCTATCCACACTATTTAACATATCATTTACAGTAGAGTGGTTTTTTTCCATGTCAATCATTCTTCCAGAACCCGCCAAAGGATCTTGAGGTCTGCTTCTATACTCCGTTGCAGTTGAAGATTTTTGTTGACCTCCCGGTGCAAGTTTTTTCATTTCTTCTAAAACAAACTCTCTTTCGTATGTTTGTCTCGCTGAATCATTGATGGGTGCATCTGGATCATCAGATGTAGTTCTATGTTTGTTGTTTACATAATCATCCATTAAAATTGAGGCAGCACCATCAATACCTCTATAAAGTTCTACAAGACCCATAGGAGGTAATTTTGTTATATCAAAATCAGGTACATACATTTTATTTTGAGCATCATACTTGAATCCAGTTACAAACTTTGTCCCGTCAGAGTTTTTTGTAAATTTCACAAACTCTGAGTTTTCGTTTTCTAAACCTCCAGTTCTATCTACTTGACTTACAATTTCACCCAACTGTGATTGGAAAGTTTTTCTTACCTCTCCGTCCTTAATGTTGTTAACATTTCTTTTATAATCAGTGAGTGCACCCTGAAGATCTTCAGATGTAGTGTTAATACCTGTGGCCTCTATACCTTGTTCTGTATCACCATTTAGTTGGTCATGCATTCTGGCACCTAAAGCGTTTTGATCATAATATATTTTGCTTGGATCCTGACTCCACTTTTGTTCAATATCAGCAATCTCTGTAGTAATCTTGCTTTGCTTTGAGACCTTGATACCTAGGTCTGCATTTGCCGCTGCAAGTTTGGCTGCATATTCCTTACTGTAAGTCGGAAGTTCTGATAACTCTTTGATGTACCCTTCTACGTCCGAAGCCATCGCATCCGAAAAGTGTCCAGACACTATGCCATCTCTAAGGTTTTGTGCTTGTTCAAACGCTTTGTTCTTAGACTCAATTAAAACTTTACCATAATTCTGTACGGCTTGATTCATTTGGGCTGCCCCTTTGTCAACAAAACCTCCAAAGAAGGGTGCTATATCAACCTCTGTATTTCCTAATAGTGTAGGTCTGTATACTGCCATTTTTAACCGTTTTTATGCTGTTGCTATTAATGTAGATCCTATGTTTGCTAAACCTCCACCTGCTTGATTAAGTCCGCCAAAGGTCATCTCTCTAGACATAGCATCATTTGCTAGTGTGCCTTTTATTCTCATGTTAGCAGGATCTAATTCGTTTATTTTAAACGCTTGATCTTTTGCTTGAGCAAGGTTCATCCCGGCTTGAGAAAAATCATCAAGTCTTTGTGCTCTTTGTGATGCTCCTTGTGCTTGTGCATTGATTAAGGCATTACTCATTGAGGCATCTTGACTAGCACCAACAGCCAACATGTCTTCTATTGATCCACCTGATTGTTGAGCCATTGCTATTTGATTTTGCTGTTGAGTAAACAAATTATCACGCAATGCCTGTTGCTCGTCAAGTTGAGAGTTGACACGGTTTCTTCTCATCTCCATGTCTTGTTGTATTTCTTTTGGGATTTGATATTTTGGTCTTGATGCAATTAAGTTTTCAAGTCTTCTTTGCCTTCCCTTCCTACCGAAGATTCCTGAAGCCAGTTGTGCTAAACCCCCAACTGCCTGAAGACCTCCACCAATAAGACCAAAGGCTTTACCTGCTTCTGCTGACATAATATATTTTTTTAAGTTCCGTGACCTTTACTGGCTATAAACCCTATATTGGAGTGTTTAACCTCTAGGTCGTTTTCTCTGAAGGTCACCCCGACTTTAACGTATTGACCTCTTAGTTTAGTTCCGTTTCTTAGTTTGTCTCCGTAGACTGCATTTTCTGCTACGTTAGGATCATTTGTGTCTCCCATTATTTCAGAGTAATGAACAGCCTCCCTCTTTACATAGTCATCATTCACCAGGTCAGTAAACATTTGGTAATCATCTGCACACTCAAATGTCGCATAACTTGGTTTTCCTTTGCCCTCGACACTATGTGTTAAAAACACTTTAGTTTGACTAGGAAACTCGTTCTCTACATATGAAACATATGTAGGGTAAACAATACCGTAAAAATAGTTTTTATTTAAAGAATCATCATGAATATATAGGTGTCCGTTTAGAAACGTCATGATTCCCTGCTCATGTGTTGCCATAAATTCAGGTAAAAATGAGTACCTAGATGTCCATCTATTGATATCGTTATTAAAAGTTATAGTCGCTTTTCTACCTGTTTGTGGTTGGAAAAACACTTCTTCAACTTTTTTAAATATCCTAATCCTTGTTCCCCAACCATAAGCACCTGCCGAAGTGTTACTAAATTCCAGTTTTACTACAGGATAACTTTTATTAAGACTAGTAACAGTGTGTAATATTATGATGTTAGGCGTAGTCCCAACTCCAGTTTGGTTGTAGATAACCTCCTCATCGTTTCCAAACTTCACGACAAGATCAACGGTTTGACCTGTTGTGGGATTGTTGTTTGATAAATCAATATCAATCTTCAACTGATCATTTATTCCGTATTGTGTATCTAAACTAAAATTACTCATGTCTAACTTTTATTATTGTACTTATAGCATATCTTTTAAATTTCTTCATTTTAATATTATGGCGTACTAGGCCCACCCGTTCCTGCTTGTTGTACCGTCCCTCCTGGTATATTCAAAGGCAGCGTTTGCCCCGTACCGTTCAATGACGATGGGCTAAAGGAACTAAGTTGAAATGATAAAGTTATACTAGATGAACTAGGGTTAATAGGAATGTTTATACCACGATCCTGATAAGACCCAGAAACAGATAGATTTACTGTTCTAGTCGTGATGGGGTTTCCGTCTCCAAGTACTTTTATTCTTGCAGTTCCTGTTGCTGTTGTGAAATTCGAATCTCTATTAAATCTAAATGTAACAGTTCCACCATTTTGGTTTAAAAGACTTCCGCCAATTCTTTGGACACCAGATATAAATCCATTTGGGGCTGCTGTCGTTACCTGAGTTACACTCCCATATGCAGTTCCTACACTATTCTTTGCATATGCTCTAAAATAATAGGTGGAACTTGAAATAAGTAATAGGCCTGTTCTTTTAAATATATGTGGAAATCCAGTTATATTAGATAAAGGGTTAGAGATAGAAGTGGTTCCACTCGAATCATCAAGGGCAGGGATCGTGTTTACTGTACTATAAACAAAGCCCATTTCGGTGATTCCATTTGTTCCTGCCGTATCCCCTCCGTTTGCAGTTACAGTTCCTGTTATACTATTGTCTGATGCGTTAAAAGATCCTGTGGTTACTGAAGGTGCGGTTACATTTGATGATGCGGTTTCGTGCGTTACAGCACCAGAATAAAATGTACCCAAGTCTGTTGTAACATATGCTTGGTAATATATTAGGTCACCTGCAGTTAACCCAGTAATATCTGTACTATAAGATACCGATCCCGATAAAGACGTTGCGGTAGTTATAATCGTTGTACCTGATGAATCAGATATGGTTGGATCTGCGTTTGTTAAACTCCACACAAACCCATATGCAGAAGTTTCACCTGCACCATCATTAAGTATGGATGCATTTAATGTTACGCCTGTTTGTGAAAGGCCAGATGGTTCAGAAGTGGACATTAAAGGAGTTGTTCTTGGCCTACTATCTAGAATTATTTTATTTATATTATCCTCTATTCCAGATACAGTTACAGTAAATGTAGAAGGATCGTAGGCAATGATATTTCCATTAGAGTCCGTGTTGCTTTGAGCACCACCAACTACAAGATTTGCAATTGGTATTTGATCTGGATCTTCAAACGTCTCATTGTCAACATAAAAACAACCATCATTCGGGCTATCTACACCAATCCCCCAGTGTCCATTAGATTTTAGTGGTATGGAAACAGACCCATTGGAAGCAGAAAATGTCGCCTGATGAATATCATCATCCGTTGTAATGGTGTTATTTGTATTAAATAGTAAAGGTGTAGGGTTTGATCCCTGCTCGTAAGAGTATTCTAAAGCAGATGTCTCTGTATAAACCCTTGGAAGTTCTATAACTATATCTCCCGTTAAAGGGTCGTTAACTCTAGTTAAATTTAAAATCACTGCCGCCACATCGTCAAAAACATTTGACACAGTCAGCCCACCTGTTCCTGCGGAATGTAGTATAACTCCACCGCTTGTTGATGTCGTGAATGGAGTCCCCGTTGAGTTTGCAACAGTTATTGTTGTGTTCCCTGTTGGGTACTGTAAGAAGTTGGAGGGTATTTGAAACTTATATTCACTATCAAAAACTATAGTGCCAACGCCATTTGTAAATTGAACGTATTTTGTAATACCCCATGGCGAAATAATTGAAACTGGTATGGTTCCATTTAATGCTTCGTTTGCGGGGTTTGTAAAGTCTTCTGATGGATTTAACTCAAATTCCGCATCTTGCTGTAACACAATTGTTGTTTCTTCGTGTGATGGGAATGTAATTATATACTCATTGTTAAAGTCGTCAAAAGTAGCAGGAACAATAGTGTTGTTTCTGAACACCTCCTTAGCCTTTTCTCTAAAATAAGTTTTCATTTTTAGATCACCAATAGGCATTAAACCTTCTCCGGTGTACCTGACCACTGTTGAGTTTTTTGCATCAAACCAAAATGCTCGTCCTTCGTTTGTAACTACAGACTCTGGGTTTATTGTACCAAAAGATCCCTGTAAGGTATTCTTGGTGCCAATCACACTTTTTGATACAGAAAGGAACTCATTGCCACTCGATGCTCCTTGCAACTGGGACTCACCTAGGTATATAGCGGTGCTTTCGTTTTCTGATATAGCAAGCATCACAGTGCCAGTGGATTGTGTTTTTGTTGTAAGAGTTAATTTTCTAATCGGACCCGTTACCTCATCAAGCCTATCCTCATCAAGTGCACTAAATTTTGATAAGCCATTTACTTTACTGCCTGGTATTTTAGTTTCTGAAAATGTTATTCCGGTCACTTTGTTTTGGCTACTTACGTCATCTGGCACTAAATTTGGCCTACCAGTAATTTGAACCCAATTCAAGAAATAATCATCACTTGGATTCATTAGTTCAGTAGAGTAGGAGTAGTCGTCTGGCTCATCAATTTTTAAAGTACCCTTGCTGCTAACTCTGCCTTCAGTTTCATTATCCTGCTCTCTATTTGATTTCAAAATAACATGTACAGCAGTTACATCTGAGCCTGAAGGCCAAGTTGCCGAAGCAGTATCAGCCGTTGTGTTTAAGATGTATATCTGGTTTTTCCCACCATTACCACCAGTTGTTACAGTTCCTCTTCTAAAATAAATTTTATCAAAATCAAACCTATTATTAAACGAACTACCAAAAGAGGTTTCCCAAAATAATTCTTCTAAACTATTATAGTTTTGAGATACATCAGAAGGTTGAGTAGTAAAATCAAACTCAATCGTTTGATCACTCGCTAAATTTCTTTTTTTCTTTTCATAATAAGAAAAGTCAATTTTACTACCCGCTAAAATAATTCCGTTTGGAGGCGAAGAATACAATTGATATGTATGTTCTTCCATTTCGCTGTTGCTCGCAAAACTCTCGGTCTTTAAATTTATAGTCCACCTGTCATTAAGAGTGTGGCCTGTGGCGGCATCAAATGTTATCGTGACTCCACTAAGTAGTGTTATAGGCGTTCCTGCCACGATTGTTGTCCCTGAAGACCCACCATAACTGTAGTTGGCGGAGTTCATCCGTTGGTTTCTACTTCTAACAGCCCATTTTATTTTATCTCCATTTGTTGAGGTAGAGGTGATTTTAATATCTATTCTTTTATCCTGTATCTCTGTTGTTGTGGTCACCCCCGCATTTGATCCAGCATCATTTAAACCCGAACCGTAAAAAGATGCATTATCAACATAATCTATGCTAGCATTTTTAATTGGTTGCTCATTATCGTTTGCCGTGTTATCTTCTGATTCCCAAGTAAATGGCTCAACAGTTGAGGTATCCGCATCTCTGCTTTTTAAGTACACATCCCCCCGAAGGTCGTCATGAAGGGTTTGCAAAGATCTATTAGACAACCCTGGATTAACCACCTTGTATCTTTTTGCCTCATAGAAAAATTCATTCTCTTGTTGCTTATGAGGGCTATATATCTCGTATATAAACTTGTAATCCTTGTTTGCTAAAGATGCTACATTAAAATAATTAATCCCATTTAAGTCAACAAGATTGACTGTAACATACTTACCAAAAACTCCTGTTATAGCAAATTCATATACATCACTTCCCGTCAAGACCTTGACTCTATCTCCATTCTGAAAACTATACCCCTGCTTGAATGAGGTTAAATCACCAAGACCAATAGCAACACCTTCGTGGTCAGGACTAAAATCAGTATACTCATTCTCTGAAAAACTTCCATTAAGTACACCGTTTTCATCCACATTTTCTACGTTTACGGTAAACGATCCGCTGCTATCAAACCTATAGTATCTTATCGAATCAATAAGGTTTGTTAATGAAAAATCTTTTGTTAAGTTTTTTGTTCTTAATATAGAATAGTGGGTTGCCCAATCTGGAATTGCGGTATTGAAATTTTGTCCAAATGAATATTTAATTGATTTATTATAATTATAAAGGGCTAATGTTCTTTCTTGCGTAACAACCTTTAGGCTGTCGTTTGTTAAAACACCTCCAGATCTTCCTGCAAAATCATAAAATGCAATACCTACCTGGTAGGCGGAAGAGGAGGAGAACCCCCTGGTTCCACCATCATTTCTGGTCGTTTGATTAAAAGTAGAAGTATTTAAAATCCTTCTATCAACACTAGCAGTCATGTCGGACGCAGTAAGGCTTCTTGGATTTACTCTTCCTTCCTTGAAGTTTCCTAAGAACAATCTATTTCTTGCAACAGTAAGTGCTTGGGCCTCTGTAGGAACAGTGTCATATAACTTAATAGAATTGCTATCGCTAACGGCCCTTCCTAAAACGTCATTGTGGAAATCTCCAGACAACACACCTGCAACACTTCTCTTTTGGTTTGCAAACAAACCTGAATCCCTGTCTCTATCAAACTCCTTCCATATGAAATAAGATGTGTCATTATCAAACTTTACTGAAAACTGGACCTTATCTATATCGTCTGATATTCCATAAGTCTCTGCTTCACCAAACGGGAAACTGACTTTGATTTTTTTAGTTGTTTTGTGGTTTGCGTTATCAACATCTTGATTTGGATACATATCTGAAGATGGCGAAAAAACACTCGTCTCACCATCTTTATATATATATCTATATGCAAATGTCAACGATCTTGATTTCAAGAACGTAGTGTCTCTTGATGTATCTTCTTGTGCTTCAGTAACCAACGGCAACATGGGAGGTTTTCTTATCACCGTCACTAAGTGCTTAGAAAGTTTGTCTGTATATGCAGTTTCTTCTGTAGTATATCCTGAGTGGTGCATTTTAATACCACGGTCTACATTAATTCTGCTAGGCTCTCTTTCATCTGGGCCAGTCCAATATAAAAGTTTATCTACAAAATAAACTCCAGTGACAGGTTTGCTTTTTGAAAAGTTTAAAGTGTAACCATCATTAAAGTCTTGATCTCTTAAAACTAAATAAACAAAGTTGTCAGATACATCGTACTTGAAAATATAACTTTCATTATCATCTTTAATAAAGTAATAAAGGTCATTTGTGTTTGAGTCTTCGTATGTCCCTATCACTTTAGGAAATGCAAATCGATCTAAGAATTGATTTGACACTAGTCTATTGCCAAAAACATTAGACAACGAGCCCGCCTTACCCTCATCGGAAGTCACTACCTTTGCGTTTAGAGCGTCTATAGTATCCTCTTTTCTATGAGCATAAAAGGAGTCATCGAAGTTGAGACCCGTTAGGAATGTCTTTTTAGATCTATTCATTATTATCCTTTAAAAGCAGCGTAAGTGTGTGAACGCAAAGACTTAAGTATATCATCCATAGAAAGATTATACCTTCTACTTCTATACCTTTTGTGTGCCTGGTTCCACTCTTCTTTTGCCATTAACTTTTGGTTCATCGGAGCATTTCTATCTTGCTCGGCAAACCTCCATAAAACATATCTTTCTATTGCTTCAGCGGCATATGCCGGTAAAGTTGTAGCATCGCTGCTTTTTTCTGGAAGTCCGGTTGTTATATAATCTATAACAATTGTTTTGCCTACACCTAAAGAAGGATCAAATAGAATTTTATTTCTTTCTGGTATAACCATAAAAGAATTTTTATAAGTCGGTTTATGGCCAAAGTGCCTACCAATGTGCTCGCTCTTGTCATTAGCGTGGGTGTCATTATTTTCTGCATAAATAAGATCTTGATCGCTTTCAGCATCTTCATATGGAATTTGATTTCCATTGTTGTCAAACTTCATCAATCTATTGTAAGAATCTTTTTCAATTAGATTTTTTACATATTGACCATTTTCCCATCCTATCCTAACGTAATCAACGTAATCATCCGGGATGGTAACTTCTCTGTTATTGTCTATAGTTATTTTGGTAGACTTAATTTTAAACGGAGAATCGAACCCTATTTCTTTGACACCCTTTAAAGCATAGTGCAAATAATTCATATAGTAATGAATAGGTTTGCCCGTTGTTAAAAGAGCCGATCTAACTATTTCATTTACTGTATATACTTTCATATCTGACTATTTGAATCTGATGCTTTATCTACAACTTTAGGTAACGCACCGAGTAGGGTTAAAACTTCTTTTATTACAGCCTCCTCCATTTCAGCAGGGATTGCTAGATAATCATACTCTCCCAGTACAGTTGGATCTACGATTAATAACCTGACGTTTATATTAGAACCCGATGGATCTTTAGTAAATCTAACTACGTCACCCTCAACATAATATCCAATTTGATTTTCAAGATATTGTAACTGATCCTGTGAACCAATCATAGTCTCCTGTCCGCTCTGGAGTGGTATAAATTCAATTCCACTCATGGACACATTCCATACCCCCATATTTCTTGGTAGGGATATAGGCATCACTGGAAGTTTCGCAAACTTATCAAACATAGACCCATTAGAATCATAAGATCCGGAGAGTGATATCTTGTATTGAGTTATTAAGGTGTGAGGTGGATACATGTCACCATTAGCCATGTTAACAGAAGCGTGCTCCAACTTCAGTAGCCTATTAATCACCTGACCAACAATCAAGTTAATGTCATCTCTGGAGATTTCTTTTTCATCATTAGGACTACCTCCGGTGTATAACCTTAATATTTGATCTGTTATTTTCCCCTTGGTTATCATAGCCCTGTTTGATTTTTAGCCTCCGTGTACTGGTATACATTCGCATCTTCGATGTGTACACCAAGAGACGCAAGAGCCTTATTTATAATATCGTTTATACAATCTTCTGGCCAACTAATTTCAATACTACCTGCTAAAGTGTATGTTGCACCTGCGGCAACAGAAGTTCCGTCTGGTAGCGTCAATGCGTTAGTTGCAGTAAATGTTGCACTTGATGATGACGGGTTGTGTATAACCTTCCTACCATCAACAACATGACTAAACAGAGGCTTGGGTGGCCTACTCAAATACATGATATACCCAGACAATTCTACCTCTGGAAACAGTTGTATTTTATTGCCGCCATTACCTAATATACCAATTGGTGATGTAACATTTGGGGCGGCAACTTGAGATATCAACCTGTCAGCCAACTGATCTTCGTTTACTATCTTGACAGATCTACTGTAATTTTGATTTGTTGTGCCGGATGTAAACGTCCTTACCCCATCACTTGATGTGGTAAAGGTATGCTCCGTTGTATTATTAATTGTGCCAGTAACATATACACCCAAAAGGTGAAGATACTCTGTAAGCGTTGAGAAGTCAATTATACCAGTACTTGTGGTCGTGAACTGCTCTCTTCTTTTAAAGAATCTAAGGTCATCACTAATCTTTTGTGTCTGACCATATGCGATAGGGGGGATTGGCCTACCGGGCTGATGTTGCTTTGGGTTACCGTATAACTCCATAAACTTAGACATCTGACCTCTATCAATGACAGCGTCAATATCTTTATGAGATATATACCCAGTAGTCTCTTTATTAAGTATAAAGACTATATAATCATGAATCTCCTTTATCGTCATCTTGCTCTACATTAGTAGGAGCAGCATCCATAATTGAACCGTTGCTAATATCGATAGTAACATCTCCGTATTTTTCTTGCAACTCTTTTTGAATCTCTTGTTGCTCTTGGACAGTCTCATCAAGATTGGCAAATAACTCTGCCTTTCTTGCATCATATTGTCTTTTAGATATTACCAAATCAGCCAAAGCGGTTTTAATCTGAAACTGCTTTTGATTGTTTTCCTGAACTTTTACTAGTTCATCTTTTTTAATCTTCTTTGCCATAATTTTAATTGTTGAATTTGTTATACAAATAAAAGAAATTAGTATGTGATCATATTAAATTTTTGATTGTTGTTATTAACTGTATTTTAAAATACTATTGAATTGATCCTTAAATTATGAGTTGTACTCTGGTAGATTAGTAAGCATAAAAACTTCTTACATTACCATAACCTACCGCACCAGCATTACTTTCAGCAAAACCCCTTACATAATAAGTAGCCCCCGAGGCCAATCCTACTGATGTAGCATAAGGATTAAGAGTACTTCCTACCAAATAGGTCATGCTACCGCTCTGATTTTGGACGGGGGTCGTGTTGTAGGCACTAATCACAAAACCCCTTTTATTAATGCTACCAGCACCATAATAAATATAGGCCTGCAAAGATGCCGTATCGGTTGAACTATTCCAACTTGCACTGACTGTGTTGATTCCCGGAGGTGTTGGTGCTACCTCGTCATGGTTATATGCATAAAACTCATCCAAACTGTGAGGACTGGATCCGTTCGGTCTATTTGCCGCTGCGTTGGCGGTGTTTATAGAATCAAATCCGCCTGCACCAGTACTCATGTTTGCTAGGGACACAGGGTCTGCATAATAAGAAATATAAGTGCTTACGGGTATTGTACTAAAGTAGTCATTAAGTTCTAACTCCTTAGCAACGCCCCATAAAGTAATTTGACCTGAACTTGGACACGCCATAACAAATGATTAATTAGGTGATTCTTCATCGCTCAGTACAGTCCAGGGAAGTGGCCTTAGTTCTTCTGTTGGTGACTCTACCATGGAGATGAGTCTGTCTATTTCTCCGTGATACCTATCCTCCTCTTCTTGAGTAAGGGCGGGAAGCCAATCTAAAACATTTTGATTAGTAAGGTCATCAAACAATATGTACCCGTCTGTACTTCCCGGTTTATTAGGGTAGAAAGTAATTGGACCCTCATGTGCAGAGGCATCTGTCTTAGAAGAAGTCCCTACTATCATGTAGTCAATTCTCGTCACCACATCTACTAAGGTAAGTTCCTCATTAACGTAATAAGTCTGAACAAAAATTTTATTTATTTCTTTTTTATAAGTATTTGCCATAATTTTATTTTTTACAATTACACATTGTTGATTTTAAATTGGTCACCTCAGATTTTAATTCTGCAATTTGATCTTGTTGTTCTTGTATAGCCCCTATTAAGGTTGATACAAGGTGCTCGTAGTCAACCTGCTTATATAAGGTGTCGTCATTTAACCTTTCGTTTTCTCTAACTACTTCAGGGACAACCTTTTCTACATCTTGGGCTATAAGTCCAATTTCTTTTTTACCTTCTCTTCCACCATCTTTCCAGGTGTATTCTACTGGCTCAAGTTTAAGTATTTTATCTAAGTTATTTGTAGTTGCCTTAATGTCTGTTTTAAGTCTTTGATCAGAGTAACTATAGTATGCAATCACATCGCTTATAAACCTTGCTACACCTGATGTAGTTACCTCACCAACAATTGTACCTCCGTTTCTAAACTCAGTACCGCCTGTATCACATATAAGTCTAGAAGAATTGTTAATTCTTAGGTCTACTGCGGTGTCTTT